TTCTTTTATTCTACTACTAACCACTGACATTGTCAAGGTCAAATTTGATAATTTCTCCACCAAACATAATTATATCTTCAAGCATGTGGAGGTATCCCAATTGTTCGGGGGTAAGGTTATGAGCTGTGAATAGATCAGTGGGTGTTCCTGTTTCGGTGTCTACTACTCGAATGAATAGATCCAGTGCCATTATGCGACCTTTCTTTTTGTTTTGATATCTACAATCTTAGCAGTACCCACTGACAATACGGGGGTACGCTGAACAGTATGAGTATGAATAGCATGACAATTAGCACACAGTACACGACATAAACCAAACTCTCTGTCTATCGTAGCCTGTGAACGTGAAATAAGATTACTAGGATTAACTAACTTACCAGACTTAGAACGATATTTTGTATCGGGGTCGATGTGGTCTAGCTGTAATGCCGATGGGTGTTCGCGGTATCCACAAACTGTTCCATCTTCCTTAATCATTTCACAACCACGCTCTAGCTTTTTCATATCGTAGTAGCGTCTCTTAATCTGATAGAGGGATAGCTTTTCTTCCATTATGCGTACTCCTTGATAGCTTGCTGGCGAATTGCTGAACGGGTGCGTAATCTCTTTGGTCGGTTGTCATGAGTAGTTGCTGCATTTGATTTACGCAACTCACGCATAGCTTGAATGTATGCCTTGTTTTCAATACCTTTTCTTTTCATACCCTTAGTTTACACCCAACCACTGACAATGTCAACGTAATTAGATAACAAAATGATAACGGAAGCCGGGCCTCCTAGATGAACTCGAATGGATCCCGATCCTGAAAAATGTCCTCCCAGTCCTGCATTGTATATGCTTGAGGGGTCTGGTAGTAATCATCAAGTGCTTCTAGAATTTCTTGTGCTTGCTCGTCCATTAGTCTTCCTTTCGATAGAACTGTGCAACAACTTCTCTAGCTGCTGGCCAGTAGTGTAAGTTATATAGTTTCTCATTGTGTAGCTCAACCAAGTCATTAGCTAAGGCTATCATCATTGCTTCGTCTACCTTGACTTGCTTAGGCTTCTTGATATATGTCTTACGCCTCTTCATCTTCCATCTCGCTCTCTACTACCCAAGCCCACAGACGGTGAGCGTCAATCATTTCGTATGCTGAACACACAGTGAGGTTCTTGAAACGAACACCCTCTGGCAACTTGATAGGTGCAAAGTGGTTGCCCTCATTGTAAGCGTCAAGTGCGGCAATTGCTGGTTCTATCATAATGCCTGGAACTGGAGGGTAGCAGTTGCTTGCAAAGTGCATACCAATCTGTTGCTCAAGCGTCAAACCAAGTTCTTCGTCTGTCATTGCAAGTGCTGATAAGTATCCCATTAGTTATTTCCTTTCGTTGATAAATCAAATCTACCATAGACCACTGACATTTACAAGTCGTAACGTAAACCTTTTTATAACAAAATGGTAACAGATCGCCGGGCCGCCCTATTGGAATCTAGGGTCTAGCAATTCTGGTTTGAACCAAGCCAAGATGTTTGCAATCTCGCTAATGCGAACCATGCGAGGGTCTTCCTGGTCAGCAGGTACGCCCTGGTAGTCAGCCTCAACGAGGTTCATGAGGTAGGTGCACTCAGCTGCCATAGCAGAGTACTGAGCCTCTGGGTCTGAGAAGTAGTCGTCAGCATCTTCTGAAGTGAAGTAGCCAATGACTTCGTTATCCTCACCAAGCATAGGCTCAAGGAGGGAGGTGTCAAACTGTTCAATATCCGTAAATTCGTTCATACCTAAAATCTACCACAAGCCACCGACATTGTCAACGTAAAACGTAAACTATTTAATAACGTTTTGATAACGGTGGACCCGGCACCTGTGGATAAGTTATACACAAGGTGTGGATAGGTTTATTTGCTGTTGTTACAGGCTCACCCTACCCACACCGATCCCCCTATGGGGTAGTCTCATAGACTCCACACGCATTTAGAAAACGTGTACGGTCGAAACGCTCATTATCCTTTTTGAACATTTCAGCAAAAGCATCAACGGCATCAAGAATATCTGGCATACTTTCATCAGTAGCAGTTGCTACCAAAACGTCCAGGATTTCTGCGGTTGCAACATAATCTTTACGAGTCATCATTTTATTATTTCCTATCCTTAGTTTGAGAAGATTTCCAACAGAGTTTTATATCCAGCAATTCGACCCTCAAGCCAACGCTTCATTAGTTCGTTAGTCTCTTTTGCGAGAGTCTCTTCCATATCTGAGATGAAAGTGTTGAGCAATTCAACAGGGATTTCGATTGTTTCCATTTTAGTTTTCCTTTCTTAGTGATTTTATTCTAGCAGTAGCCACTGACATTATGACTTGTAGTCTTCTGCCATGAGAGCAACCATCAAACCTAGCATTTCTTCTGCTGACATGTCTTCGACATCCTGAACACCGTCTTCTGAAATAATCTTCATGTATCCCATTAGTTTTCCTTTCTTGTTTATATAAACAGTCTATACCCAACCACTGACATTTAGCAAGCTTTTTTCATACAAATTTTGAAGAATCTTTTTGTAGAACGTAAACAAAAGTTGTCCACAGAGTTATCCACAGGACCCGGCACAATTTTGGCGGTATGTCAAGCCGACACACCGTTAATTGCAGGAATATCTCCAAGCATTGTATGGAGTTACCTCACAGTAGATGCAACCATAGCGGTCATCAACTACACCGATAACGTGAGAGTTTTCGTTAGCAATTTTCTGCTCAAGTGGCATATTCTCTTGAGCCTTTCGCTTAGCGAGATATTCCTCTTGCATTTTCTTGATATCAATCATTTTAGTTTTCCTTTCTTTTTTATTAGCTTATCATGAACCACTGACATTAGCCATATACTTTTAGCAGTGATTCATAGGCTGAGATCCTACCCTCAAACCATGGTCGCATTTCTGGGAATGCCCTCATGTAGTCTTCATCAGCAAGTGACTTTTGCATTTCTGCAATAGCTTCAGTAATTGCTACAGTGTAAATCGTTATTTGTTCTTTCATTAGAATTCACATCCATATGCATCTAGGCAAATCTTGCAGGATTCTTCCTGGCATTCATTGCAGAATACACTTTCGGTGTAGTTATCGCAAATCTCACAGAATGCTAATCCGATTTCAGCTAGTAAGTTCATTATGAACTCCTTTCATTTTACGATTCTGACTTATTTGCTTGAGACTTATTTGCTCTTGTTAGGAGGCTCATTCTCTAAGGCTCATTCAGAATCTCTGTTTATTTATCTTTTCTTTCTATATATACATAGTACCAAGAACCACTGACAAATTGCAAGCTTTTTTCCTACAAATTTTTAGGCAATTTTTTGTAGGGTTTCACACTTGACAAATGGATCGATTTGGCCCGGCCCCATTTGGGGGGTATGTCAAGACGACACGCCGTTAGAATGGAGGTTTATTTTTACTCAATCCCTTACGGTATCCAATACCATGAGCTACTACAAACACAATAGCAATGAGAGCAATATCAACAAGAAGATTGAAGCCATTATAGAAAATCATTATTTACCTTATTTCTTTAGAGCGAGAACAGAAGCGGTAGCAATAGCAACAGCCTTAGCGTGTAACTCAAAGTCACCACATGGACCAGAGCCTACCATTTGAAGAGCTTTCCACAGAGGGATAGCGTCTCCCTTGTAGAGAGCTACAGTACCAACCTCAGCAATAGCCTGACGAAGTGGCTTTTCAATTTCAAAGTAGTTGTTCATTTTAGTTTTCCTTTCTTTCTTTATATTATTATTCAATCACACTTGTTTCTAAAAGTCAAGGCGACACGCCGATAACTACGAAACTTTTTCTAACTTTTTTCCTGCTGGGTGTAGTGCCATAGCCTTGTGCAGGGGGCACAGAATATAAGTACCAACTACATTGCTAGTAGTGATAGGAACCCAAACACCACAGTCCTTGTGTCCACATTGTGTCGAATAAATCTTAGCCATTAGTTTTCCTTTCGTTATGTATTCATTCTATATCAAGCCACTGACATTCTGGTAAGCGACACGCCGATGATCGAAAAAATAATTAAAAATAATTTGAACGTGGGGGGGTGTAGTGTGCGGACTAATTTTTCTTGCTTTTTCTTTTCAAAACGTGTATCGTACATCTTTGCAAAATTTTGTAATTTTTGTAAAATCCAATTTTTGCAGGGTATCACTCAACAACAAGCTTCTTGATCTCATTAAGAATTAAAGCCGGAACACCAGCTTCTTCAGATACTCTATAACGTTCCTTCAAAGGAAGATTCATTCCATAACGCATAGGTGCTGCAGCATGTTCTGTAGCCATAGCCAACAATTTATCATTAGCCTCATATCGCTTAAACACAATTTTCTTATCAGTCATAAACTCAACAAACATTAAAGGATCATTTTCCTTGACACTAAAATGTGTCTCCCCTTCTGGTACGTGATATTCCAAAGCCACATGCCTATACCATCTTCCAATATCAAATTCTCCAGTAGCTAAAAGTGCACCACGCATAGGAGAAAAAGCAGGGTAGTAGGGAGCAGTAAACTTAGCAACAACAGGTTCTGATGCAAACATAATCCAATTCAATGAATACGTCATAGCATAATAGTTTTTAAGGTTTGAATGTCTTGTCTTCTGACATGCAATAGCAGCAGGAACCTGGTAACGATATGTTTCGGTTTCTTTAGCTTTTTCAATCTCTTCTAAATCAAAATCAAATTCTTCTGTAATGGCACTCTTAAACACGAATACATTATTCAACCTATCCTTCATTGCAGGACATCTAGTTTGATTAGCATATGGAGTCTTTTCTCCATGCACAAAGCTTAACAAGCTTTCTGGTTTGCGATAAACCATATTGTATGGTTCTCGTTCATGATCATAAGATCCAGGTGCCCAATAGACGGTAATCTCTTTGCTCATTCTCTCTCCTCTTTTTTGCGGTATAAATTATTTACCACATGTACATTGATCTCCACAGTCAGACTTGACCATAAGATCTTCTTCTAAAAAAACACATTCAGCACACATGGTTTACCATTTTCCAATAGGACATTTTGCTTGCAGCAGGGTAGTTTTAAGTTGCATAAAACATCCACACTTTCTACACTTATTCAAATATTTATTAAACGCAGGACATACTTTACAGATCTCTAATCTTTGCTCAATAAGTTCTTTATCTGATCTTGGTTGGTTTGGATCAAACAAATCACTAAATTGTACGTCTCCATTTTTCATATTTCAATTATATCAGGTTTGAGCTGTTCGGAAATTCCGAATAGTTGGTTTGGCAAAAGTTTCGCGGTATCAAACCATCTCTGATGGTGTTTGCGAAGCAAACAAATAACCCCTCATGATCGATCATAGTATTTATATAATCATCCTCGACCTATGTCGTATGAGGGGCTATATAACCATTATACACCTTTTGAACGGTTTGTCAATATACGAGGTTTATAATTATATATATGATTGCTAGGATAGTTATTGTCATATTAACGGTTTTGGGGGCAACTACCGTAATAGTTCCTCGCAGTACCCCCGAACCTTCTCAAACAACACCTGCCAACATGTGTGTGCTTCGGGAAAGAGTCGAGATTATTCCAAATACCATGGTTTGGCCAGTATCTCCTACAGAAATAACATCACCATTTGGAGATCGTCCAGAATTACCTTTCGGATTTCACTATGGTTTAGATTTTGGGACAGGATGGAGTGATCCTATTCCTGCAGTTATTGGAGGTACTGTTATTTTCGCAGGTTGGAGTTATGGCAATGAAATTCGTATTCAGAATGGTCAATACACATATCTTTACGCACATCTCAGTAAAATTGACGTAGTTGTAGGTCAAGAAGTTGCAATGGGTGAAATAATCGGTTTATCAGGCTCTACAGGGCTTTCGCTAGGTCCTCACCTGCATTTAGAAATCTGGGATAATGGAGTACCTATAGATCCGTATCCTATTCTTGTAGCACAAACAGAGGTTAAGAAGAATGTCACAGAAGAAGTAGTGTGTTAAGTATCTTTACATATAACAGCCTATATGTAAAAATAATCGCAAAATCTTTACATATAATGTGTGCGTTCATACACATTTTATCTGTTTAGGGGGGCTAAACTACTGCTTTAGGCCAAAAAGTGTGCGTTCGTGCACATTTAAAATCAGTACGATAGTTCCGAATACCGATAAAAGTTGGTGTAAAACAACAATAATTGGTCTAAATCAGCACGATCGTTCTCATTTAGCTTAAATAAGGTTTAGCAGTTGCAGCAAATACCGCAGTCTTCACATTCAATCATATTTTATTGTATTCCCCGTATTCAAACATATGGAGGTTTGTTTATAGGGGCTATACTTCTCGCCGCGACTTTAGGTCCCCGAACTTTACCGCCGAAGCAATGTGTGTTTATCTTAGTTATCAACATGTTGTGTATAACTTTTAAAAAGCACACTATAATAGATATATCATGACTTGGCAAGAATGGGTTCCTCTCACCGTAGGTATCATAGCGATTATTACAGCACTCGGAGGTTTTCTAAGATATGTTATTAAAAACTTTTTACGTCAAGAACTTCATATAATCAAGCATGAACTTCAGCCTAATAGTGGTAAGTCTATTAAGGATCAAGTTACCAGGCTAGAAGAAACACAAAAAATAATGAAAATGGAACAAGACGATCATATTAAAACTCAACGTGAAGAAGAAAATAAAATCGAACATCGAATCGATAAAATTGAAAAGAAAATTGATCGTTTATACGAGATTGTTATCCAAAAGCTCGGTAACTAATATATATCTATATACCTTATATCTTAATATCTTAGTTTGCTAGGTATTCTTCTTTCTTATATTATTAATATTATACACATAAGTTCATCTTCTTGATACAAAAAATAGATATTTTTATGTAACAATTGTGTAACATTTTGATTACAAACATGTAACGTTATAATTATGTTATAATTTATTTGACTACTACCTAGGTTTTCTCTCTCTCATACCCACTTCCTAGGTAGTAGTTTTTTTATTTATAATTTTTTACCTGATATAATAATATAAGAAGAGAAGTCTTCGTTAACTGATAGGAAGTGGAATAAAAATGGCTACTAAGTCAAATAAAAGAGACAACATGAATACGCCTGATGATGAATGGCTACCTGTTGGATATGATGCAGAAGAGGTCAACAAATGAGTTTGTGGTGGCCTGTAGATAATGTTAGAATTACTGGTGATTTCGCTGGATGGCCAGAGTTTTATTCGAAATATGGAATGAGAGGCCACAACGGAATTGATATTGGTGTTGGTGTAGGTACCCCAGTCTATGCCGCCGAAGCTGGCGTTATTCATTTTGAAGGATGGGGAAATAATAACGGATGGATGGGATCATCTGCTGGTATCTGTGTACTAATTCGTCATGGCTGGGGTTACACTGGATATGCACACCTTTCTGAAACCCTTGTCAACAATGGTCAAAGTGTAGCAAAGGGTCAGCTTATTGGAAAGTCTGGTAACACTGGTCTTTCTACTGGTCCACACCTTCACTTTGAGACACTACCCCCAAGTCCAGACTGGAAAAATGGTTTTGCTGGTCGTGTAAACCCACGTAATTATGGAATTGAGGCTCGTGGATCAAGTGGCGGTGGTGGTGCAATGACAGCACAACAGCGTCAGGTAGGCAGCGAACCAGTTAATCGTCGCCTAGACCCAAATACTTCACGTGCACCTATTCCAGAGCAACTTGCTCCAGGTGACGTAGGAAACTTTAATGGATGGATTCGTGGAGAATCTGTTAATGGAAATAATGTTTGGTTCCGTGGTATTTCTGGAAACTGGTTCTGGTCTGGAGGATTTACCTCACAGTCTACAGCTGGTCTTACAGATCTTAATCCTGCACCAGCACCAGCACCTACAAACCCAGCAGAAAGAGTTGTTGGAAGCGTTTCTGTAAGAAAACGTCCTACGCCTGCAACCTCCGGTGCTATTCTTGGAGAAATTCCTGCAAACACTAAGGTTGTTTTTGATGGATGGGCTGCAGGAGAAACTGTTGATGGAAACAACTTGTGGTATCACTCAGCAGAAGGATGGTGGTCCTGGTCTGGTGCATACACCAAAGTTGCAAAGGATGGACTTAAGGATATGACTCCTAAGCCAACTCCAACACCAACGCCCACACCGACTCCAACGCCAACTCCTACCCCAACACCGAGTGGTCGTAAGCCAGTAAGTCAAACAACTCCAAACTGGGATATGAGTAGTTCAGACGCTCCGTCATCTTATCCAAGACCTACGGCAAAGAAAAGCAGTATTGTTTTCCCGTCTAACATTGTAGAACGGAAAGATCCTGCCAGTCCAAATGGATACACTGTTGGTCGTCCAGATCCTAAAGGTCCAAACCATATTGTTTTGCATCATGCAGCGACAACTTCGTTATCTGGAGCAATCAATACTTTGCGAGGTACTAATGGTGCACCTACTGCAAACTATGTTGTTAAAGATAATGAGCTTGTATCTATGGTTTCCGAAGAAGATACAGCGTGGACAAATGGCAGGTGGACATCTAACACATACTCAGTTACATTTGAAATGATTAATGAGTCTGGTTCTGGATCAACATGGCAGCCACCATCAAAGGCTACATGTGAGACAACGGCATGGGCAATGGCAAGAGCAGCACAGAGATGGAATATTGAGCTACCACTCGAATATGGCATCAATGTGTTTGGACATAAAGATGTTTCAAAATCTGCGACAGCTTGTCCAGGAAATCTAGATGTAAAAGCGGTTGTAGCAAGAGCTAATGAAATTATCAAAACTACTCCAGCACCTACACCAACACCTAGTAATAATACCGACAAAAAGAAAATTGCAGATGCTCTAGATATTATTCAAGATAAAATTGGTGAAATTTCAAGCATTCTACGAGAAGAGAAGTAAGGAGGAGGATTATGTATTTGTTTACAAAAGATTTTTGGACCTATGCTTTTGAGCGTATGGTAAAAACTATTGCTCAAGCTGCGATTGCTCTTATCACTGCCGAAGCTTTCGGTCTTTTTGACGGACAAGCATGGCTTAATGTTGCATCTGTAGCAGGTATGGCAGGAATTGTTTCTGTTCTTATGTCGCTACAATCATACTCAGCAGTCAACAATGATGCTGACATGAAAGCACTAGAAGCTACAGTTGCTAGAATGACGCAAAAGGCACAGATTGTTGAGTCATCTGCACAAGCAATTAAGTCTGGTGCTGCAGGAGTAGAACTTCCTACAGACGCTAAGGGTTAATTTGATCTAAAAATGTGGGGGTAGTTTTTACGACTGCCCCCACTTTTATCTGTTATAATTAAAATATGGCATTTCCAGGTACATACGACATTAATTACTATCGAGGAGATACATTCGAGTTTAGAATTTATCCACGCGATAACAGTGGTGAAGCATTTAGCCTTCAAGGATATTTGCCACCATATTTTACTATTGCTAATGCCAAAGGAGATGCTGCTACTGTAATTAAAACAGGATATGCAGAAATTGTTTCCAATGAATATATCAAATGTGCTATTACACCAGATATTGGCAATGAACTAGTTGCTGGAACACAATATGTTTATGACGTAGAAATTGCTAAGCCAGGGACCGACTACAACTATATCTACACACTGCTTAATGGTAGAGTAACCGTCTTCGAACAAGTTACTGATAAGCCTATTCTTACTGCACCAGTACCAATCTCAGATATATTCTTTAGCGAAATTCCAAATGGATTTGCAGGGGCATGGTCAAACCCATCTACTGGAGATGCTCCAACTACATATACTATTTCACTTTCACCTTTACCTAACTTCTTGCCAAGTGCTACTTTCACATTTACACAGGCAGCAGTTCCTGGCCTACTGGCAAACACTGCAGCAGCTATATCTTCTCCAGCCTTCCCACTGATTCCTGGCACAACATATTATGTTAAAATTATTGGTTCTAATGCTGCAGGATCATCCGCAGCCTATATTGAGCCATATGTATATGGGGCAGTTACATCATAATTGGTAGGTATCAATGGCAACTTTAAACCGAATTAAAGAAATTGAAGCCAGCATACCACCTGTACAAAAAGGTCCAGCTTCTGTTTTAGTCCAACCAGATTTTGGTGCTAGTGGTATTCGTGGTAGTTATATTTTGTACGGTTACGGTAATCCAGCGATAGCAGATTTCTCTTTATTTACTGGAGTCGAGCCATCTTTTAAGGTCCGACAACTAGACTGGTATATCAATCTACTTGCTTCTGATCCAGAATATTTGTGGGTATATCAATATCAAGGAACAAATGAATTATCTTGGAATCGTATCTTTAAAATTATTCCAAATACATATACCGATAAAATAGACGTTACGTATACTAATGGTGTTGGGACAATATCATTAACTATTCCTAAAGTTAGAATACCTATTGAAGAACAGCTAAAAAAGGATATCCCCACATCTTCTACTAAAGTAGATAATGAAGCAGAAATGCTAACAACGAATATATCTGTAAACCAATACGTATTTAGAAGAGATGTTCAAAGATTTTATCAACTAACATCATCTGATTATGAAGATATTGCTAACTGGGCAGAACGTGTGCAAATGAATATTTTACTAGATATTGAACACACTAATCCAGTATCGCTATCATTTATTATTGATGACATTAAAGAAGTTACAGCTACATCGTCATTCCAGCTCGACATGACTATAAATGCCGCTGAAATTTCAGAAACTCTTTCAGTTTTAACGTGGTCTAAGCTAGCTGGTGTTAAGCCAACAAATATAACTGTTAGCATGTTATAATTAAATAATTGGAATAATCATGGTAGATCAAATCGTTATCTTAGACTCAGAGAACCTGGTCGTGGCTGGTGGACTCAATGACATACAAGTCGAAACAGACATTGGATCCCAGGGTAATCGAGGTAGCCTAATTCTTTATGGATCTGGAGACCCAAATCTAATTCCAATCTTTAATTTTCCACAGACACCAAGATTGCTTGACTGGTATATTAACTTAGATACATCCGATCCAAACTATCTGTATATCTATCAGTATATTTCTAAAGATGGAAATATTACATGGGATAAGCTATTCAAGATTATTCCTAATATTTACAGTGTTACGGAAAGAGTTAGCTTTGCTACCACCAATACTTCTACAGTATCAATTCTTGTTGCAAACACAACACTTCCTCTTTTAGCTAACACAACACCATCTAGAGTAAACGCACACATTAATCTTCAGGCCGATGATGGTAGCATTATTGCATCTTCTTTTGTTATTGGACAAAATTCAATTGTAAATAATAACTTTGTTTTACCAATTACAATTACAGCAACTAAGCAAAATCCTTCAACACTGGCTTGGTCCAAGGTAACCAATGAAACCCTAACGGCTCATATTACTGTCAGTGTGATATAATAAATTTGGTGATCATTAATGACTGAATCTATCGGTACCCCAATTCCTACAACCATTCCTGAATTAGATGAAAATGCAAACATTCAGACTGCTCTAAGGCTATATCATTACGGAATTGATTCTGCTACTCCAGATATAAACTCTAATGAGTTTAAAGCATCTGTGGCAGGATACATTAAGGCTTTGCAAGAAGAAAAGGTTTCAAAAGATCCTACACTTATTTCTGCAACTGGTCAAAACCTAGACAACTTTAAAACAACTGGGTATTATCATTTTTCTTCCGCTGCAGCTAATGGTGGATCAAATTTCCCATCTATCTCTGGTACCGAATATGCAGGTGCAATGACGGTAATTAGTGCTGATACACAAGCATTTGTTTATCAAACCTACATTATGTCAGACACAACAAGACAAAATATTATGTGGTGGAGAGTATACTCTAGTGGTCAGTGGTCAACCTGGAAACGTGAAAATGATCACGTACATCCATCATCCGCCATTACAGACCCTGCAAACTTTACTGCAGGACGAATTTATTCTGGCGGATCTGTAACTGGAACTGCAACAAGATTTTTTATTCAAGCTACAACGCCAACATCTCCGTCAACTGGTGATATTTGGATCTGGTGATATAAATGGCTTGGAGTCTTACTGGAGGTTCGTCTCAGGATACATCTGCAACACGACAGGGACAAAACAATTCTATTGTTTATGCAGCAGCTTACCTAAACTGGTCAAGTGGTGAATCTTTTGCAGGATATACAACTAGCGGTGGTGTTACAATTGGTGATACCAGATACGGATTTACTGGACCAACACAAGTAAACTATGTGTCATATTCTCCATATTATGGAAGCTTAAGTGGAAGTACCACTGTTGGATCTGCATCGAGAACTTATCCACACGATACCAATGGTGCTCGTGGTGCTGTTGGGTGTTCAGTAGACTTTAATGGTGGCGGTGGTTATGCTCCAGGAGCACTAAGTGCTGGTGCTGGAACACAGCCAGCCGTTGACTATAACAGAACACCAGGAACACCAGCTGCAGGATCATCTGTAGCACAAGTTGTTGCAGGTACAACGATTCGCATTACTTCTGGTGTTGCAGCAGCCAATGCCAACGGTGGACCAATTTCTGATTATGAGTATCAATATAGAACAAGTACTGATAAGGGTGTAACTTATAGTGCATGGACACCAACTACCCCAGGTTCAATGGGTACAGATAGAATTTTTGATCTTGCTAGCGTTACTCCAACAACCAGATATCAATTTCAAACACGTGCTCGATGTGGTGGAGATATTGGTGCCTGGAGTGCAGCAATTACTAAAAATGGGTGGCCAGGTGCACCAACTTTTGGAACTGGTCAGGGGGCAGCAACAAATTATTCTGCCAGCGGTCGCATTGACCTAACATGGACGGCACCAAACTCAGATGGCACAATTACTGGCTATAACATTTATCGTAAACTTAGTACCGATGCATCATTTCCAACTACCCCAACATATACTACAACTGGTACAGGAACATCTTATTCTGCTACCGGATTAACACTTGGTGCAACATATAACTTTAAAATATCTGCTAGAAACGCATCGCTAGATGCCGATATAGCTGCCTTGGGAAGCACTGTAACAGCAGCACAGTCATCTACAGTTACTGCGGTAGCAGGTGGACCAACACTTGCACCAACAATTGGAACATCAGTAAGAAGTGCTACAACATCTGGAGTTATTCGTGTTAACTGGACAAAACCAGATGAAGCTCCAGGACAAATTAGTCAATATTTTGTATACAATGCTGCTGATGATGCCCTGCTTGCTAGACTGACTGCCACACCACCAACCGATCCACCCAATTTTGTAGATATTACTGGTCTTACAGTCGGTCAGTCATACAGTTTTTATGTAAAAGCAATGAATGACTTTGGTCAATCTCCTGCCTCTGCAGACTCAGTTGCCGTTTTTGCTCCAGGTATTACAGCAGCCCCAACTTCAATTACGGCAACACCAAGTACAACTGTAAGTGAAAGAATACGTGTAGCTTGGACTGCACCATCCGAAAACCCAGGAACCATTACATCGTATAAGGTGTATAGGGTTGATACAGGCCAGCTGGTTGCCACAGTTAATGGTAATACCCCTCTTTATGCAGACATTTCTAGTACTACTGTGGGGGCAGCAAATAATTTAGTTCAAGGCACATCTTATCAATTTTATGTAACAGCTACAAATGCATACGGAACAAGTCCTAACTCTGCAAACTCTAATTCTGCTGTAGCACCAGGAACACCAACACAACCAGGAACGGCACTAACATTAACTAGAGTTAGTGGAGCACTTAAAGATATTAAAGTAGACTGTGATGCTTCTTCAACTGACTATGGTATGCCTATTACGAATTATTACATTCAATATGCAACATCAACCGATGGTGGAAACACATTTTCTTCGTGGTCAACAGAAGCTATCATGACTAGCAGAAGCACAACGTATACTGATATTGTTGGTGGTCTAACTTATAAATTTAGATGTTATGCAAAAAACAGTATTATTTATGAAGCAGATGGAACAACACCAATTACTAGGTTATACACAGAGGCAACAACTTATGTACCTGCAATTTTTAGGCGGTACACAGGAACAGCATTCCAATCTGGTGCAACAATGAAACGTTATGATGGAACTAACTGGGTACAACTAACTATTGCTAAAAAGTATGATCCGACCAACCCAAATGCTGATATTGATGGCTGGGTTAATTTAACTTAATTTGACGTTTTTAAAAAACCATGGTATTCTAGAAACTCATATATTTTTGTGAGGTGATAGCAATGCTATCTTTTATTATTTCTAATGTTTTAATTTGTTCTAACTCAATATTGGGTTTAAGTCCTACAAGTTTAGAGGACTACAGTGTAAACTCTTATCAAACAATAGAGTACCAAGCTTTTGTGGCATCATCTACCGAGCCTATAACAATAGCTAGAGAAGATTTTACAGTCGAAGTGGTACCCGAACCACAGATTACAACGTTCTCCTCTCAGATCGTCTCTCAGGAGCTACCAGCAACAAATTCTGTATTGGTTGGTTCTGCTATAAAGTATTTAGGACAAAATTGGGATTGCACAATGCTTGTTGAGCAAGCTTTAAGAGATTTAGGTTACTCTGTTCCAGATTTAGGTCCAATGCAATTTGGAGCTTATGGAATAGTTTTTAACGACCCGTCGCAAGTACAAGCAGGCGATATTATGATGCGTAATGGTCACGTAGCAATTTATGCTGGTAACGGAATGGCAGTGCATGGTGGTTTTGGCTTTGGTGGTGTTGTTTATACATCATGGGATGCAGATCCACATGGATTTTATCAATTTGTTCGTATCTAATAATTCTCTTTATGATATTATTGTATAGGAGATAATATGTCGCTTATTAAAATGCAGCAACGCCGTGGTACTGTGGCACAGTGGACCGCAGCAAACACCATTCTTGATGCCGGAGAAATCGGTGTTATCGTAGACCCAACAGACTCTGCCAATAACGGTAAAATTAAAATGGGTGATGGTGTTACGCCATGGAACAGCTTGCCATATGTTTTAAACGATACATATAATGCAGCTAAGTATGCAGTAATTAATGGTGCACAAACATTGTCTGGCCTTAAGACTTTTTCTAATGGTATTTCAGCTAATACACAAAGAATTCAGGCGGTAGCTGCTCCAGAACAAGCAACAGATGCTGCTAACAAAGAATACGTAGATAATGCTATTGCTGGTTTGAACTGGAAAGAATCTGCAAATCTGTTAGCAGATACAAACATTGCACTAACTGGTAACACGGAAACATTAGTGATTGATGGACACGCAGCACTAGATTCTGGAGATGACGGATATCGACTACTTCTTATTGGTCAAACTACAACTAGTGAAAACGGAATTTATGTTTATAGTGATAATGGAACAACATACACACTAACACGCTCAGCTGATGCCGATGCCACAGATGGTTCGGAACTTATTAATGCTACAATATTTATTCAAGAAGGTACTAACTATGCCACATCCTCTTGGGTACAAAGCAATCACTACCTTGTTGACTTTAATGATCAGGAATGGGTTCAATTTTCTGGTGCTGCTCTTATTACTGCTGGATTAGGGCTAACTAAATCTGGTAACACCATTAATGTTGGCGGTACTACAGATCGCATTGTTGCTAATAATGATAGTATTGATATTTCTGCTAACTATGTTGGTCAACCATCAATTACTACCGTTGGAACTATTGGAACTGGTACTTGGAATGGAACTGCAATTTCTCCAATTTATGGCGGTACTGGGCTAACATCTTATGGTACTGGTGATTTACTTTATGCTAGCAATGCAACAACTCTTGCTAAGTTACCTGCAGAAGCTACAGGCAACGCTCTTATTACCAATGGTGTTGGGGCACTACCAAGCTGGGGCAAAATAAATATTGCATCACATGTATCTGGTTTGGCAACAGGAGTTGCATCTTTCTTAGGAACACCATCTAGTGCTAATCTATATTCTGCACTAACCACAAAAACAGGAACTGGCGGTAACGTGGTGTTTGCTACTGCACCTACAATTACTGGTGCAACTTTAGACGGTACTAAAACTATTTCGGGTACAACAAATATTACTGGAACAACAACAATTGGTGCTGGTTCTACCATTACAACTCCAACAATTTCTACTGGTATGACCATCTCTTCTGGAACACTAGATCTGGCCGCAGGAACTGCAACAGCTGCCCCACTTGACTTTGATCCAGGTACAAACCTAACAACTCCAGCAGCAGGGGTTGTAGAGTATGATGGATCTGTATTTTACACAACCCCATCCACATCTTATGGTAGATCAGTAGTTGCCACACAAATTTTTACATCTGGTATCGGTACTGCAGGTATTGCTGCAACAACAAACTATGCCCTTTTCCCAGCAGCTAACGATACAATTACGCTACCAATTGGAACATATAGGGTAGAGCTTAACTTTGCATTAGCTGTTGCTACATCTACAACTAGTACAGCTCTAAACCTAAACCTTCGTGGTGCAGGAACAGCTGCTGGCTCATTTACCTGGATTGGTAACGGAGCGATTACCGCAGCAGCAGCTCCAACACAATATGCACACCAAGCAATTGCCTTGGGTACAGTCATCACAGTGGCACCAGCATCAGCTGTAGCAGGACGTGTCTACACGGTTACTGGATCTGGAATTTTGAGGGTAACGACAGCAGGAACAGTCATTCCTGCATACCAATTCCCAACATCACCTGCCTCTGGTGTTGTAACACTATATGCACAAAACCATGTGGTTATTAGCCAGCTATCATCATCTGGCTCTGCAGCTTCTCAAGGTGCTTGGGCATAATGCCTAATTTCCCTAGTCATATATGTTAAAATTGATTAGGAGACTTTATGGCAATAATAACTTATCTTAGCAACAATTCAACGCCTGATTCTGGTAGTTCTTGGGCCTCTAGCAACGTTTATTCACTATGGTATCCAAACGTTGCTGTTGCCGCTGCACACGATGGTACATTTCCAATTTATGTAAATTATGCTGCTCTTAAAATACGTTCAAATGTTTCTTCACCAGCACTTATTACATCTCTTTTGTTAAAAAATAATACTAGTACCTGGTTATCAGATAATAGCCCAACAGCACCATACAGCACAACTACAACATCTGAAATTGGTTTTGGTTTTAGCGATGTTGTTTTTCTTAATACTGATGGCTCTTTAAAGGTTGAAGTTAATTCAAGTGCTCCGCCCTCACTATACTTTAATACCGCATCGGTTACTGGTGCTGCTATCAAAAATGCAACTACAGATGCTACTATTTTTTCAGATAAAACTATTTTCGGATATTTAAACTATATTGCTGTACCCTCTTCACCAGGAATTACAAATATATCTAATATAACAAATGATGGATTTTCTTTTAAAGTTTCTGTTCCCTCTTTTACAGGGGGTGAATCTATTAATGGATATCGTATTCAAATAGCAACTGACACAGCATTTACACAAAATCTTCAGACTCAAGATATAAGTTATGATGGAACAAATACAACAGTTAATGTAACTGGTAAAAATCCAAATACTAGATACTACATTAGAGCTTTTGCAAAAAATCCATTGTGGAGTTTTGCAGGTAAAGGATCTCAGTGGTCTAATACTGCAACTGTTCAGACAGCAATCTATCTCCCAACATTTTCAGATAGTTCAATTGTTTCAAGTGCCTATACTGGATTGTCGTACTCAGATCAGGTTACTGCCACTTCCAGTGCTTTAGCTGGATCAATTACTTATGCAGCAACTGGACTACCAAGTGGTCTATCTATTAGCTCTTCTACTGGAGCAATTACTGGTACCCCAACAACAGTTGGTAATTCAGCAATTACATTTACTGCAACAAATACAGATGGACAAACAGTAAGTCCTACAAGATATCTTTTTATTACAGATTCAGCAACACTTTGGTTTGGTCCCAACCTTTTAGATACGGCAAAAACTGGATTAAACTATACTGCAAATGTCTATGCTTTTAATGCTACCTCATACTCCGTATCTACTGGTCAATTGCCAAGCGGTATATCATTAAATACAACAACTGGAGAAATATCTGGAAAGACTTATGACATTGGCAGTTTTACTTTTGACATTACCGCCAACATTTCGACAGACGGTGGTTCTGGATCTATTACAAAAACATTCACCATGACTTCTGAAAAGTCTAACGTTTCCGCTGGTCTCGTATCAACACCATCAAATCTTTATGCAGAACGTGTTTATGCAGAGCAGCCATTAGCACTTTGGTCTATGGATGAAAACGTAGATTATATTTCTAAAATCTCTGAAAATCAACGAGACATGGCACAGAACTGGGATGTTCTTAATGGAGATGCGGCAGAGTTCAGTGATGTAACATTTACACCACCAATGGCAAGTATGATAAATATGGTTACGGTTCCAGACTACGAGGAAAGTCCAGACGCAGTTCTTGAAGCTACCAACTTAGTAACTAATCCATCGATGGAAACAGGTGGAGCCAGCGGTATTGTAATCAGGGAAAATCTTATTCAAAACCCAACAATGGACGGTATCGTTCCAAGTTCTTCTCAGTCAATAGCAACTAATTTAGCTACAAACCCCAACATGGTAACTACATCTGGAACCACCACTATTCGTGAAAACCTCCTAGCAAATCCATCTTTTGAAAAGGTTGCTAATGGAACAGATATTGTTAGGTCAAACCTTATTAGCAATCCTAGTTTTGAATTAAATACAAGTGGTTGGACAAACTTAGCAAATACTTTGTTATCAAGAGTTCCTGATAATTCTATTGTTGGATCTTATGTAGCAAAACTAGAGGCTACTGCAGGTGGTACAGGATCTAATTTTTTTGCCGCCAACACAGGATCTGCTCTCAATTTAGTAGATCCTGATAAAACCTACACATTTTCTGTATATGTAAAATCAACAACAGCAAAAACAATTGGAATTCGTCATGCTTGGGTAGATGCCTCTCAAAATGTAATTGGAAGTATTAACACTTTTTCTGCAACTAGCTTGTCTGCAAATACGTGGACTCGTATTTCTACAACTCAAACTGCCCCAGAAAATGCATACAGAGTTTCTGTTGGAGTTATTGGTAGTGCATCAGAGTCTTGGGCACCAGGAGATATTATTTATATAGACGGAGCAATGCTTGAAGACAGCCTTGTTGCTACAACTTATTTTGACGGCAGTCTACAAGATTCTTTATCTGAGTATTATTCATGGACTGAAACAGAGCACAACTCTCCATCAATTCAAACAGCTCAATTAGTTACAACACTAACAAATATTGCACCTAACCCAAATATGGCAGAAACTGATGGGGTAGTTGATGTTAAGCGTAATCATGCAAATAATCCAGTTGCAAAGTATGTTGGTGGGTCAGTGGACCCAGCTAAGCAAGTTTCAAGAACAAACCTCGTAGCCAACTCAAGTTTTGAAACAGTAACAATAGGCTGGCAAGCAATTGGAACCGCAACATTGGCTCCTGATGGCGGTCAGTTCTTTGATGGACTGTCATCAGCCAAGCTAACATGTTTAGCAGTAGGTGACGGTATCGAACAAGTTCTTGGTGAAAGACCTACTGTATCTCCAAACACACCATATACATTGTCTGTATATGTAAAGGGTGAAGCTGGAAAAAAGGCTATCTTGTTGCTGGATTGGTTTGATGCAAGCGATACTTATATCAGTCAAGTCAGCAGCTCTTCCTACACTATGACTGGTGATTGGCAAAGAATGTACTTTTTTGGTGCAATATCACCAAATAACGCAGTTACAGCAAGTATCAATGTTAGAAATTTAACTTCTGGTGCACACACATTTTATCTAGATGCAGTCTTATTTGAAAGTAGTCGCATATTAGAGCCATATTTTAATGGAAATACCACCGATCAGCTAGGTTTTGAGTATGTTTGGGCCGACATAGAAAATAACAGTGTTTCTAGACAGCTATCAGAGCAAATAGTAATTAAAGAAAATAAAATTTACAATCCATCATTTGAAAATGGTTTCTTTGGTTGGTCTGATGTTGGTATAAACTTCTACGGGTTTGAACTAAGTTCTGATGTAGCACCTGGGCTTTCTACAAAATCACTTCAAGTAATTGCAGGTGCAAACTCAGGTCTTAAGAATCTTGGAATTCAGGCACTACCATCAACTCAATACACTTTTTCTGCCTGGATTAAAGGTCCTGCTGGAAAAACATCTATATTGGGTGTACGCTACTATGATAGTTCAATGACCGAACTAAGCTCTCCCTTCCCTAACTTTTCTTCCTCTATTCCATTTACAGGAGATTGGCAAAGAGCATACTTTACCTTTACTTCTCCAGCAAATACTGCATACGTAGAACCAGAAATTCAGGTACAGGATATATCACTAACAACATTCTACGTTGATGATGTGATGCTTGAAGAAGGAAGTACTCTTAATAATTACTATGATGGAAACAGTGTTCCTAGCGAAGGGTTGAGATACAAGTGGAGTGATGAAATTAATGATAGTACTTCTATTATGTACGCACTTCCAGCCAAAGGATTTGACTGCTCAGGAACTCAAAGCATAATGTATGCATCTAATGATGCTACAACAGAAAGTTTTGCACGGTATTATGCCACAAGTACCCACAACAATATTATTGAAGTTGGAGCAGTATCGGGTCTAGCTATTGGAACACAATACTTGTTTAAGGCACAAGTTAGATCATCCACATCACGCACATTTGACTATTTAATTGGTGCAAATGGACAAGTTAGCGTTGCACTAGTTCCATATACATGGAAAGAAGTTAATATGCTATATACTGTATCAGCAACAAATACAAATGTTCAGCTAACACTTCCAAGCATGGTTGCCGGAGAAACGTTTGATATTAAAGAAGTTCTTGTTGAAAAAACATCTGGATTCTCACGGCCATACTTTGACGGTGATTTTGTATCCACAGACTCAGACCTTACATATGGTTGGAGAGGCGAACCACATGACTCTAATTCAGTACTTTTGGGAGCTAAAGTATATGGTGTTGCAGATGACAATGGACTTGATATTCGTGCATTTAGATCAGAAGCATGGTCTGCAAATGGAACAAGGTCTTTGCGAATTATTAACTATGGCGGATTTAATAATGATGGTATAACAATAGCTAGTGTCGATCAAACTACATATGGATCGTTAAATATTCCACAGCTACTTCCAGGTAAAACATATACGGTAAAGGCGGTAGCTAGACTAAATGGTACAGTATCTGGATCTACATATTCTCGAAGCATCTGTTTTGCAACTGGATCAACTATTGTTTCTTATGTACAGGCACCAAATACTATTGGAACACACGAGCTTAGTCTTACATTTACAGTACCTGCCGATTCTACCAACCACAGAATATTTTTAACTAGCTCTGGATATAATAATCCATACAACTATGATATGTGGTGGGATAAGCTGTTGATTGTTCGTGGAGAATATGATGGACTATACTTTGATGGAGACACAGCAAATGAAGAAGATCGATACTATTCTTGGGCAGGGGAGCCAAGCAAGAGTGTTAGTTATAGGCAGGGACTTGGACTTTATGGTTGGACTGGCGTAAATGCTGCACCAGTTTATGAGCTAGGACATTCACGATCAGGAACAGCATCAGCATTTATGCGTGTATCAGACAACGTTGAATACCCACGAATGACTAGTGACAATGTCCCTGTGCTTAGTGGTTTTTCATATTCTGCCTCAGCATACATGCAATTGGCATCAGATACCAATTCGCGTATCAGCATTGACTGGAAAGATTCTGCAGGTGTTTTAATTTCACGTTCAGAAACATCAATTGCCACTTCTCCTACAGGAAGAATTTCGGTATCTGGAGTTGCTCCAGATGGTGCTACTCAGGCATCAGTTTCCCTAGGGTTTGATGATGGAACTATTGCGTCAACTCAGCTCAGTTTTGACGACGTTTTATTTGAACAATCCCCAACTATTAATAGTTATTTTGATGGAGATTCGCTATCTGTTGATGGTCTAAGTGAAGGCACAATTGACTGGTCTGGTGATGACCATGCTTCATCATCTACAGTTATTGAGGCTGGAATAAATGATTTTAGCTCTATTTTAGGAAAAACATCTACATACTCCATTTCATCAGTTGATTTTAGTGGTGGTAAAGCTGCAAGGGTATTTCTTAGATCATCATCTCAAACAGACATAGCAGTAAATACAGTTAATACTACTGAAGGCAATACTTATACTTTATTGATAAAAGCAAGAGCTAATTCAAGATCTCAAATAGTATATCCACAGATTAGTGGAGACGTTGGTGATCCTGTATTGTTGCAACAAGGTGTATGGACTGAGATTAGAATGATTGGAACAGCGGTTACTGGTGCTACAGAAACAGTTGGATTACGTCTATTAAATTCTATGGGTCATCAATTTGGAGACACAATTGACATTGATTATGCAATGGTTGTTGATGGAGAATATTATAATGGATACTTTGATGGCTCTATATCTAATTCTGAACTAGACGGAACTGTATCTTGGTTTGGAACACCAAACAATAGCATAAGCACACTAAGTGGACCAGAAATTTATTTTTGGAATGGCTATAATGGTGGAATTGTATCAAGCTCAAGCACAGTAAGCAATGATAGCGGATATTCTGCTCTAGTCTTAACAAGTGCATCAGATGAGGGTATTACATCTTCTCCAATGCCTACAGTTATAGGTGAGCCATATACATTCTCTGCATATATCTATGTGAAAAAACAAGAAAACGTTACAATTCAAATTGATGAAGCTTCAAGGCAGGTAGTGGTACAACCAAATACCTGGACCAGGGTTTCACATTCACGCATAGCCTCAAGCACTACGCATACAGTACGACTCTTACTTGCTAACGGTGGCGGTATTATGTTTGTTGATAATGCACTATTTGAAAAGGGTTCCTCTGTACTCAGCTACTTTGATGGTGAGACAACCAATCCAGATGCCGACTTAGAGTATGACTGGTCTGGTACTGCACATCAATCATCAAGTACGCTTTCTGGTACCGCAGTGGCTGGCTATACAAATAACGGAAGTGTTGCACTAATCCAATCTTCGGTTTGGGATTCAACAGGAAGCAAATCTATGAGAATGGTATCGCTTTCAAAATCTAATGAATCTGGTACTAGTGGTGCTCTTTATAACATAAGTACTTTGACTAATGGTAAGAAGTATACGGCAATGGTTAAGTATAGACTAACATCCCCACTCGTTGGTGATAAAAATCCAGAATATCTAACATTGCGTGCTGCTAATTCGAGTGGAACGACAGTTGTTCGCACATCAAATGGATCAAATACAACTGGAGTACACGAGCTGAAACTTGTATTTACAAAAACATCAGAGATTACGGCAATACATTTATCTAGCGGTGTAGGGTCTGGTGCTGGAACAGTATGGTGGGACGACTTCTTAATTGTTGAGGGCGAATACAATGGAACATATTTTGACGGGGACAGCGTAGACTCTGAAGTTATTGGTGAAAATGTTTTTGAATGGACTGGTACACCACATGCTTCTGCTTCTACAAAATCAATACTACAAACAAGTTTACTAACAACAATGGTTAGCCCTTCGCTCGGATCTGTTGAAGACTTCAATGCTGAGATGGAATCAATTGCTTTTTCAGCATGGATATACCCATTTGCAAGAATTATCGATGCCTATATTGGATACAGATATACAGACGTGAACGGTATCGATATCGAACATATTCAAAAATTTGATATTAATCAGCAAGATACCTGGAGCTTAATTTCCTATTCGTTTAAACTACCAACACAGTTTACAAATCTAAGAATGGTAATTAAAACTCTGGTTGCCCTTCCCACCAAAACACCAACCACAGATAGCTACAAGTTCTTGGTACATGGAATGACAGCTGGACAATGGTCTGAATCATTCTTTACACGTTCTTTAGGAGCTACCGTTCAAGAACTTACAGATGAAATTGCTGTTTCTGGTACTGGAGTTTTTGCTAATGCATATGGTTTGCAACGGAATAATGGATATTATATGGCATACGATAACCGATTGGCTGCTCGTAATACTGGTATTCCAATGGTATATGGTGCTACAAATAGTACTAAGATTACACCAGCACCAACTGCTGGGGACCCATCATTTGTTTTTCCAGGGCTAGGTTTTATGAATGCTTCTGGACAGTATGCAAATCTTACATTAGAGTTGTGGCTTAAAATTCAGTCTTCAGCAACTCAACCAAGAAGAATATTGGGACCAGTAGCAGAAGGATCAACAGACGGACTATACGTTAATGATGGTCTTTTAGTTCTTAAAGTTGGAGAAAGTTTTGACTCCTACTTTATTAAAGAATGGGATCGACCAATGTTAGTTGCAATTAAGCTAAAAGGTGATTCAGCACTACTATCAATTAATGGTGAAGAAGTTATTAGCTTAACGCTAGATCCATCGCAAGTGGAATTTCCAACAGAATTTATTACAATAGATAACGTAATCAAAAAACAAGACTTTATTGGTATTTATGCATATGAAGATGTGCCATCAATTGAGATTGACTGTATTGGAATTTATCCATATATTGTTCCAGATATTGTTGAAAAGCGACGTTTTGTCTACGGCCAAGGTGTAGATGTTCCAGAAGCAATTGTTGGATCTGGATCAGACTCAACTGTTACTATTGATTATCCAGTTGCAAACTATGCAAAAAATTATCTATATCCAGATATTGGTAGATGGAACCAGGGTATTAACGAAAACCTAGAAATTAACAATACATCTATTAGCTCACCAACCTATGAACTACCAACACTATTCTTTTCTAATGAGTCAGAGTCTTCGTGGTACTCGGATATTGAGTCAATCCAAGTTTCTGGTCTAGAGCCATTTATTAATCTTAAACCTAATGTACTTTATGATGAAGCAGTAAGTGTTTGGGATAATACCGAAGCATATATATTATTTGATTCAATTAGTACTTTGTCACAAGATCTTGAAGCTTTTTATGGTATATTTATGCCAAACTATTCTGCTGGTGTCAAGCAAACGCTTTTCTTTATAGAAGATGAAGAGTCGAGCAATTACTTTGAGATATTTATTAATGAAGACAATGAAATTGTATATGAGTTAGCAGTTGCTAATTCTGATACTGCCGGTGGGTATGACAAAGAAGTTATTTATACATATCAATCAGAAGAGAGTACTATGATTCCAGTCGGAATTAATATTGATAGTTTTGCAAATACTTATGGCGGAAACGTTCTTGACTTCTTTGGCAAAGTGTCAACACTTAAGTTTTATGTTGCAGGAAGTCGGTTCCTTGAAAACACATTTGATGGAAACATTGTTTCTGTTGGATTCTGTACAGCTCGAAACCTACAAAAAATTCTAAGTCTATTCAATACAAATGGAACTATTATGACTTTGGAAGACTACGAGTCTGATGTACGCTTGTATGATGGTGGTAATGTTGTTACAACAATTTGGGAGGCAACAGTTGATGCAGGTAACACATTCTTTGGATCATCGTCTTCTGGATTTATTTCAATAGTAGACGGTGGAAGCCCATTTGGTATTCTAACAACTGCTGCTCAACGTCATACCGCTAGCTATACCTTATTGCCTAAGAACTACCTTGGCAAGTTTATGCTGGATATTGCTACTAATGGGTACTGGCAAGACCATGTACCATTGGGATATTTTGGTAAATATGTAAATGCTGGTGATGGAACCGAATATTATGAATTAGATTTCTTGCAGTTTAATATTTCATACCCAAATATTCACAAATATTTAGAGGGCATTTATGATACAGAAAATTCAGTTGTTAAAACATTTGTGTCTTTCGACTATATGCAAGATGACGCATCAATTGACATTGTTGGATATACAGATGGCAATAATGAGCCAAGACTAACTAGGCTCGAACCTGCACCTAGCTCTAATGTTATTACACCAGGATCAAACTGGGCAGAAACATTGTATGAAATTACTAATGATACAGTTATTTATCCACCATCAGATACCGACTTTAACGACCTAGCTTTGGTATTGCATGTTGAAGTTATTTCAAATGGCATTATGGAGAGTCCAGTAGAAATTGAGTCTTTGCAAATAGCATCAACTGCACTTAATTCGTTTGTGCCAAATCCGGTGGGTACTAAAAATGGAAAAGAAATCTTCCCCTACCTACGCTCTTCTGGTTACTTTGACTATAAGGGTAAAAACCCATACTCAATCTATAAAGGAACGTCTCCATACCTTTACCTCACAGGTAATAGCGGAATTAAACTACTTGACTTTAAAGAAAATGCCATTGATAGAGGAATCAGTATTCCAATTAATACTGAAAAAACACCATACTATAAGTTATCCGCCATTCAGCTTTCAGCTAGATATGATGCTGAAACTTTTCCAAATAGAGTTGTTGAAGTCATGGAAGTTGAAAGCAAAGAAGGAACCTTTAAAATTTATATGGCTCCAGAAGATGGTAGAGGAACGCGAGCAAGATTGTACCCAGTTGATGCACAAACTGGACTACCATATAATAATCTAGTTTTCTTTGTTAATGGCATACCAGTAACAGAGGCAATTGTTGAGATCAATTCCTGGTTTATGATAGCAATTGTGTTTAATTCTGCATTAGACTTTAGCTCAGCTAGTGGTGCTATTCGAATGACTGGACCACTCCTATTCAATAATCTTAGTTACTACAAAACTAGAGAAAGTGACGAGGTTAATAGGTCTACATACCGTAAATGGTTTGGTGTCTCTGTTATCGATGGTGAAGGAGTGCCTTGGGATTACTGGAAGAGTGGGGTACCAGAAATTGGTGTGCCGCAATCAGAATGGGCAATTCAACCATTTACGTGGAGAACAGTGCTTTATGCAACACTTCTTCCATCCGCCGCTGTTGACGGAGAAACGCTTTATCGTAAGTTTACGGGTACCAATAGGTTTACAGTAGACACAGACAGCCTACTTCGTATTCGTAACTATAAGTATTCTGCTTATAACGCTACTGGGTGGCAAACAAAAGTTACTTCACCTGTATAATATGGTATACTTATGGTTATGGACAAAATAATGAAGGGCCAAATTGGTAAAACTAAGATTCAGGTTATTGAAGAACCTTTCTCTAATGCAGGCTTATATATATGGGTAAAGCCAGATGGTAAGGCTTTTACTGGTGGAAATAATGACCCACTTTGTATTGAGTCAATGCGAGGAGATCAGTCTAAGATTGACGAACTAACAAAAGCTGCTGCCTATTATGGACAACCAGAAGGTCAGGCAGTGTTTTTCCCAAATCAAAGAATGGTTAGTGACGAAACACATAGCGAACAGGTTGATCGTATGGTTAACGGATTAATACCATCTGAAAATGACCTTGGTGCACTAATTGCAGCTAAAAAGACTATTGAGACATATGGAGCTGATGCATATAATGCATAATGACGGATTAACTAGACTTGAAATTCCACTTAAATTGGATGACGTTATTGATGATGATACCAATAAGATTCTCGATCCATTTAATAAAACATGGGATGAAATTAAAGATTACCATGGCCTAGACGTTAACTTTAAACGACGCAATACCAGAATCGCAAAAGCAGAGGCATCAGAAGCCTATCTAGATTCAGCTAGTGCAATTGACAGCGGTATTGATGGAGCCAAGTCTAAAAAGCTTAACCCAGGAGCTGTATATCGTAATGCTTATGGTATTTTTGATATCATTACACCACCCTATGATGTTTATCAGCTTGCTGGATACTATGACACTTCCTTTGCTAATCACGCAGCTATTGACGCTAAGGTAGAAAACACTGTCGGACTAGGATATGATTTTACCGTTTCCGATAAGACGATGCTAAAGCTTGAAATGAGTGAAAATAAAACTGCAGTTGAAAAGGCTAGAAAACGTATTGAACGTTTAAAAGTAGAACTCAGGGACTGGCTTGAAAGCCTTAATCAAGACGAGAGTTTTACAAGCATTATGGAAAAGGTTTACACAGATGTTCATTCTGTAGGAAATGGCTATATTGAAGTTGGTCGTAAAATTAATGGAGAGATTGGATATATTGGTCATATCCCAGCAACAACTGTTCGTGTACGTCGCCTACATGATGGTTTTGTTCAAATGATTTCTAATAAAGTAGTTTACTTTAGAAATTTTGGGGCATCTAATCCAAACCCAATCACACAAGATCCACGTCCTAATGAGATAATCCACATTAAGGAATACTCTCCTCTTAATACTTTTTACGGTGTACCAGATGTTATTGCTGCCATGCCTTCACTTCTGGGTGACGCACTTGCATCACAATATAACATTGATTATTTTGGTAACAAGGCAGTTCCTAGATATGTTGTTACACTAAAGGGTGCATCACTTTCTACAGAAGCAGAAGATAAACTATTTAAGTTTTTGCAAACCAACCTTAAGGGTCAATCCCACAGAACATTGTACATTCCTTTGCCAGGAGACTCTGACACCAATAAGGTTGAGTTTAAGATGGAACCGATTGAAAACGGTGTACAAGAAGGATCATTCCACAACTATCGCCAACAGGTCCGTGATGATATTCTGATTGCCCATCAAGTACCATTATCTAAACTTGGTGGATCTGATTCTTCAGCAATTGCAGCTTCTTTAGCTCAAGATCGTACATTTAAGGAACAGGTTGCAAGGCCTGCACAGCGTAATTTGGAAAAAATTCTTAATAAGATTATTCGTGAAAAGACAGACATTCTAGATTTCAAGTTTAATGAGCTTACATTGACAGACGAAAATGTACAATCACAAATTCTAGAACGCTATGTACGTAATAAGATTATGGTTCCCAACGAAGCTCGTGAAGCAATTAACTTGCCACAACGTCCAGATGGTGACGAGCCAATGGAGATGTCTTCAAGACAAGCAGCAGATGCAACTGCAAACCAAATGCAAACACGTGAACGTGATGCTGAAAGGTCTGCCAACCAATCTGATGGGGATGCCACTGTAGAAGGTCGCAATGCCCAGGGCGAGGGTCCTGCATCATCTTAAATAAAAATAGTGTATAATAGTAACAAAACTATAACAATGCATAAAAAAGGGTATATAATAAAGTAGTATGACTATTTCTAAAGCACACTTTGAATCAGAAGGCGACAACGTTCGTCTATCAATGCCATTCAGCAAGGTAGATCAGGAACGTCGCATCGTCTCTGGTTTTGCTACCCTCGATAACATTGACAAGCAGCAAGACATTGTCACAACTGAGGCATCCCTAAAAGCATTTGCTAAATTCCGTGGGAATATTAGAGAGATGCACCAACCATCTGCAATCGGTAAAATGGTATCTTTCAAAGAAGATAAATACTTTGACCCAGAAACTAAAAAGTTTTATTCTGGGGTTTACGTATCTGCATATGTTTCTAAGGGTGCACAGGATGCATGGGAAAAAGTGCTAGATGGTACATACACAGGTTTTTCTATTGGTGGCCGTATGAATAAGTGGGATGACGCTTATGACGAAAAAATGGATGCATCAATTCGCATTATTAAAGACTACGATCTAGTTGAGCTATCTTTGGTTGATAACCCTGCGAATCAGTTTGCCAGCATTCTATCTGTTGAAAAGGTAGATGGCGTAAACGTAGTTACTGGAGATAACGTCAATCTTGAAATTGAAAATGTATTTTGGGATAAAGAGTCTGGACTAGTAATGCTTTCTGAAAAAGAGGTTGCAGTTAGTCCAACCTCTGGTGCACCAATGCAAAATATAGGCTTCGTTGAGAAAAACGATGGAGATAAAACCAATATGATAAAGTTCTTAGTTGATAGTGCTAAAGGCATTAATACAATTGAGATTAATAAGGAGGATAACATGACAGAAGAAATCGTAAATGATGCAGTTGCAGAAGAAGTAACTGTTGATGAAACTGTTGAGATCGCTCCAGAGGCAGATGCCGAAGTTGAAGCCACAGCTGTAGAGACTGAAAAGGCAGACATGCCTTCAGGCAGCTCAGCTGCAGGTGAAGACGAGGAAGAGGACGAAGAGGAAGAGTCCGAAGACGAAGAGGTATCAAAGTCAAAAGAAGAAGAAGCTGTTAAAGCAGCTACTGAACTTAAGGATGCCGTTACATCAGCCTTTAGCGAAATCACAGCAGTAATTAAATCACTTAGTGAAGAAATTGCTGCACTTAAGAAGTCCCAAGAACTCACAGATGCAAAACTTGCAGATGCTGAAAAGGGATTTGAAGATCTTGGAAAGTCCATTGATGCTCTAGAAGCAGATACAGCTTTCCGTAAGTCTGGCGATCTGGGCGAGATCGTACAGGAACCAGCAATGGTTGAAAAATCAGTATGGGGCGGACGTTTCCTCACAAATGCCGATCTACTGAAATAAAAAATTAAAATCACTGGGAGGTGAAATATATGTCGGAAGAAATCATTAAAAATATTCCTGGTACAGGCGGAGCTTATCCAAACAGCGATGGGCAGGTTGCATCAGGTGGTATTGGTGGTGTTTCAGATCCAGCTTTCCCATTCGTAGGTAACAACACTCCTGCGGAGGCTGAGTATGGTCTAACAAGCGGTCCAAACGCCGTTAACCCATCATTTACCGAGAACCCACGATACGAAGGTGCTGGTATCCTACGTCCTGAACAGGCTCGTCGTTTTATCGACTACGTCTGGGACGCTACCACACTCGCTAACGATGGTCGTCGCGTGACTATGCGTGCAAACACTATGGAACTTGAAAAGGTTAACGTAGGTGAGCGTGTTGTTCGTGCTGCTAACCAGGGTGATGCATCATTCACAAATGCTGGTGCAACATTCAGCAAGATTGAGCTTACAACTAAGAAGCTACGTCTTGACTGGGAAGTATCATCTGAAGCTCTCGAAGACAATATTGAAGGAGGTGCTCTTGAGGACCACTTGGTTCGTCTCATGACCACCGCTTTCGGTAATGACATCGAGGACCTTGCTATTAACGGTGACACAGCACAGAGCGGAGATCCATTCCTTGGAATCATGGACGGATTCATTGCTCGCAACCAGAACGATGGCTACTCTCACGAGGCAGTTGTCGATCAGGCTGATGCTAACTGGACAGTTCACGACATGCAGAAGCTAGTTCTAGCTATGCCACGTCGTTACCGTGCACTCCAGACAGGACTTAAGTTCTATGCTGGAACTGACACATTCGCTAACATTGTCAAGAACAATGGTACAGTCTTCGACTCAATCGGTTCAACCGAAGCAGCTCGTGGATCATACCTTGGTGGTGTAGACCAGACAATTGGTGGAGCACGTCAAACTCGTGTACTTGGTATTCCAGTTCTCGAAGTTCCTTACTACCCTGCGGACTATGTAGACCTTACATTCCCACAGAACCGTATTTGGGGCTTCCAGCGTGATATCACAGTTAACCGTTTCTACGTTCCTAAAAAGGACACAATCGAATACACCGTATTCGTTCGATTCGGAATTAACTGGGAAGAGCAGGATGCAATCGCTTGGGCAACTAAGCCAGTAGCTTCCTAATCCTGGATAACACCTTTAGGGGGGCAGGGACTTCGGTTCCTGCCCTCTTATTTTTATAATTATGATGTATAATAAGAAGAGTAGTTGAGGAGATAGCATGTCAGACGAAGAATACGATAAGGTTGCCGTATATTCTTCTAGAAATGTTTTTTGGGAGGGTGTGGGAAGAATTTCCCGAGGCTACAATATAATGACCAAGGACAAAGCTGAAAAGTGGTTAACAAAAGATACCACTAGGATTGCTACGCCAGAAGAGGTCGCCAAGGAGTACGGAATTTAATGGAAATTTTAAGAGTGCCACCATACCCAATCACAGCAACATGGGATGTACCAGAAGCGAATGCAGACTATGTAATTTACATCGAGGACTTGGTTGATCACTCATTTGAAAACATAGATATCACATCTGATGAAGATTCCCAAATTCACTACATAATGCCACGAACTAAACTACAGTTCGATAGAGACTTTTTGTTTAGAGTTTATGATACATCTGGAGAAATCGTTATTGACTCAAACTTAACCGTATATAGACCATATATTGATCCTAATATGCTTGGCACAACGCCAGCAGAGGTTGAGCAGTATAAAGAGCTAGAAATTGTGGCTAGGGGTATTGTGGATTCTTATTTAGGATCGGCTGGAGGATTCTACAATCACAAACTTGTTATTCAGCAGGTAGGCCAGGGTACAGATTACTTCCCAATTTGGCATGATTCTAACCGAGTACTTAAAGTTTATGAAAACAATGTGTTAGTATATGACTCAGAAACTCCAGATGACTGGGAGTTTACTTATGCCATTACCCTCGACAATAGTGCAATTATAAGAAATTATACTGGTATTTGGAATAGAAGTGAGTCTAAGCCTATTTTGCCACCGAGAGCAATTGGAGACATTGGATTTTATGGTTATGGTGGAGTTACCTTCCCCAAAGGCTATGACTATACTTTTGTAATTGATGCTGGATATAAGGCTGTTCCACCCGATGTGGAGATTGCCATGAAGTATTTGATTAATGACATTGAATGTGGAAATAACGACTACTATAACCGTTTTATTACTCAATATAGTACAGATCAGTTTAGTATTAAGTTTGCATCACAATTCCTGGAGGGAACTGGTAATCTGGTTGTTGATAAAATTTTGAGTAATTATAAAGGTAATCAGTTTAAACCAGGAGTCTTATAATGATTTGCGAATCCACTAATGTAATATACCCACTTTTAGCAGATATTATGTATGCAGATGTTCAGCAAAGTGCTTATGGGCAAATTGCTAAAACATGGGAGCTAGATGCTACAATTGCATGTGGATTTGAACCTGCAAATGCTAAGAATAAACCTGGTGTACAAACAAGTGTTGCAGTGACTTTGGACCACTCTCTAGTTGGACGTACTCGTAAAGATATTAGAATTACAAGTGAACAAGCTGCTAAATCTTTGACAAACATTATTATTACCAATATCCGCGATAGATTTAATAATCAGGTATATGTTGAAAGCTCTGGCCCACGTTCAGGTCAGCCTACACTATTTGAGGTAGCAACATGTGAGCCAATTATTGGTGCATTTGGTAAGGTGGAGTATTACAAAATTGTACTGAAACGTTCTGATAATCAGGGGGTAGATGTATGAAAATAAAATTTGATGATCGTAAACTAATGAAAGATCTTAACAATATAGTTGCTTACTCTAATGGATTTTGTGAAGGTGTTGTATTGGGAAAGCCAAAGATGCTTAATAATCTAGGAGAGCTTATTAAAGATTTAGCTGGTGAATATATAGATGCCAATGCACGTATGAATCCAAAATCATTACACCATGTTTATGAGTGGTATCAGGTTGGTAGCCCAGCAGCTAGACTTTTTGATATAAACTATTTGGTTTCTGGTAGAGGTTTGTCGTTCAACTCTACATTTAGACAATCAACTACAGTTAAAGATGGGTCTAATAAACCATTTTATAATAAAGCAAACATTATGGAAAACGGAATTGGAGTAACTATTAGACCTATAGAGTCCAAGGTCCTTGCCTTCACTGTTGATGGTAAAGATGTATTTACACCAAATTCTGTTTTTGTTGATGAACCAGGAGGAAATGTTCAGGGAGAATTTTATGAAGCATTTAAAAGTTTTTTTCTTACATATCTTTCGCAAGCTTTCTTAGATGTTAGTGGTTTATCCCAAAACATTAAAAACCCTGTAACTTTTAAAACTAATATGCGAGCAGGTGCTAACGGTGGTAGAAGTGTTGGTATTAGGGTTGGAACAGAATGGATTTCGAAGGTAGGTAAATAATTATGGCAATAACATATCCCCCAGTTTTTATTAACGAATACTTGGCAGAAAAGGTAACAGAACTAATTCCAGATCGTTTTTATGGTCCTTTTAGGTTTTTCCCAACATTACCCACAGATCTAACAGCAATGACTGAGAGCTTTCCAGAAGCATCTAACGATGTTTTCGCGGTATTTGACAGAATGTTTAGAATGAGAAGAACAGCTTTCCCACATATAAAAGAAGAGCAGGTAATATATACATTTTATAAAATGAATAGCGACATAGAAGCTCTCATGGAAACAGTTCAGATTGTTAGTGAGCTGCTAGACCGCACCGATGAATCTGCACAAGAAATTAATGCTTGGCTCGAATCTAAAATAGTCAATGGTGTTGTCACTTTTGGATCTGGTTCTTTAGCAAGAGAGTTTAATCCAGTTTTCTTTCATGAACTTAAAATATATCAACTCGAAGAAACAAGTGACCTAATGCCTTTTGAAACAGTGCGAACACACAGTGCTAGCAAAATTGTTATTAGCTATAAATACCATGCCGAACAACGCTCTTTTCACGAAGAGATAAATTCATAATTGTAATAAACGGCTGATATAATTAAAGCGAGGAAACACGCCCATTAATCCATAGAAAAATGAGGTGAAAAATATGGCATATTCAAGAGGTTCAAGCACTAACATTATCGTCGGTGCAGCTGCTCTATTTACTTATGAGGGCGGAGAGCTATCAGATGCAGATCTTCCAGATCTCGCAACTACTGATGCCAGTCGTTCAGCGAGAGAAGCACTCACTGACGACGCAGCATTCCGTAACGTAGGTTACACATCAAACGGTCTCGAACTACAATTCCAGCCTGACTTCGGTGAGGTTAGCGTTGACCAGATTCTCGACGTTGCAAAACTCTTCAAGCAAGGTATGCAGGTTAACCTAAATACCGCGTTTGCAGAAGCAACACTTGAGAACTTGCTTTTCGCAATCGCTGGTTCAGACAGCCAACTTTACACAGGTACAGGTAACCAATGGGGTGGCGAGCAGGTCCTAGACCTAACCGCTGGTAATATTGGTGAATGTCCAGTAGAGCGTGGTCTTGTTGCAGTTGGTCCAGGTACAGGTGACTGTGCACTAGGATCCAGCATCGAGCGTATCTATGTAGCATACCGTGCACTTTCAATTGAAAGCGTTACTGTATCTGCAAAGCGTGACGAAGCAACAATGTTTGAGGTATCCTTCCGTCTACTACCAAATGACGCAGGATCCTACGGTAAGATTGTTGACCGCACTATCACTCCTGCATCCTAGTATGTAGAGGTAATAACTTAATAATAGATTGGCCTAGGCATAAACTCCTAGGCCTTTCTGTTGCTATAATAGAATGATGGCAACTAAAGTTTATGAAACAAAATATATTACATTATTAGATAATGCTTCTATTTGTTTGACACCATTAAAAATAAAATATTTAAGAGAATTCATGGTAGAGTTTGAAAAACTTAGAGATGCCACATCTAATGAAGAGACTATCGAACAACTAGCTTATTGTGCTTTAATATGTATGAAACAGTTTAGGCCAGACATTGTTTCCTTAGAACAACTTGAAGACATTACCGATATAGAATTGCTTTATGACATTATTGAGTTTTCTGCTGGTGTTAAACTTAGACAGCAACCAGAGATAAAGGAAGAGTCAGAATCAAAAGAACAAGAAGGTGATGTTTGGGAATCGCTAGATCTTGCCAAATTAGAGGCAGAAGTTTTTATTTTGGGTATATGGAAAGATTACGACGAGCTAGAAACATCACTGTCAATGCCCGAATTAGTAACAACGTTGAGTGCAAGACGAGAACTAGATTATGAAGAAAAGAAATTCTTAGCCGCCATGCAGGGGGTAGATCTTGACAAGAGTTCTGGTAAAGAAGAAAAGAATGCCTGGGAGGAAATGAAGGCAAGAGTGTTTAGTAACGGACAGGCAGCCAGCTCAGACGACGTTCTTGCTTTACAGGGTGTTAATGCTCAAAAAGCTGGTTTTGGTATTGGAATGGGCCTTGACTACCAAAAAATTAGCTAATTTAATAATGTCTTGTGTTATAATTGAATGAAACCTTTAAAGGAGGAAGTAAATGGCAACAAATGTCAACGAACCAGTTACCGTCGAATTGATTGATGGAACAACTGTACAAATCAGACCGCTAAAAATTTCACTACTTAAATCATTTATGAATAAGTTTGGTGACATTGCCGCTGTCGCAGAAAATAATGATAAGTCAATGGAAATTCTTATGGAGTGTGTTCAAATCGCTATGAGACAATATAAGCCAGAAATCGCTGAAGATCTTAAAGCTCTTGAAGACAATCTTGATCTTCCAACAGTTTACAAAATCATTGAAGGTGCCGCTGGCGTGAAGCTCTCTGATGTTTCTAGCTCAATCATGGCATAATTTATAAACAAAAGAGGTACTAATGAATGAGTGATATTGAATCCAATATTAATATTAATATTGACACCAGCAATGCTTTAGCAAATCTAAAAGCATTACAGAGACAAATATCGCTCTTTCATACCTCCATGGCTAAAGGTGGTGCAGCCACCAATGCCGAGCTTGCTAGATTGCAGCAAAATCTTATCAATGGTATTAACGCCACTGGTAACTTTGCTGCATCTATGCAAACTGTTCGTACCACCACCGAAACATTTACCAATGCATTAGAAAAGAACAAACTCTCGATGGGAGAGTATTTTAGATATGCTGGTAGTCAGGTAGGTGGCTTTAGACGACTATTCTCTAGCGAATTTGACACAATTGAAAAGGTAGCTAGAGAAAGAGTTAAAACACTACAAACTCAATATATTAAGATGGGGCGTGATGCCAATGGTGCTATGCAGGCCATTGCTGTCAGGCCCCTATCTCTTGATATGCAAAATCTGGGAACACAAACAGCAATCGCTGCCCAAAAACAACAAATCTTCAACCAGTTAATCAAACAAGGTTCTACAAACCTTCTTAACTTTGGTAAGAACACTCAGTGGGCTGGTCGCCAGCTTATGGTTGGTTTTACTATTCCATTATCAATTTTTGGTGCCACGGCTGCTCGTGAGTTTATGAAGATTGAGGAACAAACCCTTAAGTTCCAAAGAGTTTATGGCGACATGTCTACGCCAATCGAAGAAACTAATAAGATGGCCGATGCTATCAAGAACCTTTCTGGCGAATTTACACAGTATGGTATTGCTGTCGAAAAGACAATGGGGCTGGCTGCAGATATTGCTGCTATGGGTGAGCAAGGTGAAGATCTTCTTGCGTCTGTTCAAGAAACAACCAGACTATCAGTTCTTGGTGGGGTAGAGCAACAACAAGCACTAGAAGCTGTTACATCACTAACCAATGCATTTGGTGTATCTACTGAACAACTATCTGGAAAAATTAACTTTTTAAACTCTGTTGAAAACCAAACAATTACATCTATTGAAGATTTAACAGAGGCTATTCCCAAGGCTGGTCCAGTTGTACAACAGCTTGGTGGAGACCTTGAAGATCTAACATTCTTCCTCACTGCTATGCGTGAGGGTGGAATTAATGCGTCAGAATCTGCCAACGCTCTCAAATCTGGTTTAGCATCTATGATTAACCCAACCCAAGAGGCAAAAGATATGCTTATGGGACTTGGCATTAATCTAGAAGCAATTGTTAATGCAAATAGAGGAAACCCGTCTGCCTTTGTTGTTCAGTTTGCACAAGCACTTGATACCCTAGATCCAACAGATAGAGCAAGAGCAATTGAACAGCTATTTGGTAAATTCCAGTTTGCTCGTATGTCTACACTATTCCAAAACGTAATTGCCGAGGGTAGCCAGGCACAAAGAGTTCTTGGACTTACTCAAGCCACTGCAGAAGAATTAGCAGTACTTGCAGATAGAGAAATGAAGCGTATTTCAGAATCTCCAATGTATAAGTTTAAAAAAGCTTGGGAGGATATGAAAGCTGCTCTGGCACCAGTTGGTGAGCAATTCCTTAAGGCTATTACTCCAATTATTGAATTTGGAACACAAATTTTAAATAAGTTTAACGAAATGAATGATGGTGCAAAAAGCTTTGTCATCATCTTAACTACAGCAGTAGCTGGAATTGGGCCAGTGCTACTGATGACATTTGGTTTGATAGCCAACGGTGTTGCAAACATTATTAAAGCTTTTGCTGCAATGAGCAATTTCTTTAATAGAGCTGGAAATTCTTCACAAGTACTTGGTGAACAAACTAACTACATGACTCAGCAACAACTAGAGGCTGCGGCAGTAGCAGCATCTCTAAATCAAACGCACACTCAGCTAACTCAAACATTTACATCAGAAGCCAGTGCTGTTAAGAGATTGTCTGCAGAGTATGAAAGGGCCGTTGCGGCCCAAGCTTTAATGCGTGGCCCAATCGTTTCTGGAGGCACCACTAAACGACCTAAGAAATACGCTAAGGGTGTTACGATGGTTCCAGGCAATGGCAATCGTGATACTGAGCCAGCAATGCTTACACCTGGAGAAGCAGTTATTCCAGCACCCATGGTTGAAAAATATGGTCCACTAATTGAGGGTATGATTGCAGGTTCGATTCCTGGCTATAACGGTGGCACTATGTCTGTAGGGCAAGCCAAGGATATCTCTGGACTTTATAGAGCACCAAGTGCCATTAAAGCACAAACACAAAAGATTGTCTGGGACACTCTAGAAGCAGAAATTAAGGCTATTGAAGCTGCAGTTAAGGGTGCACCAGGAGTAACACAGTCAAAGATTAATAACCTCACACAAAAACAAGCTTCTCACATTGCACCAGATATTCAGCAAATGCAAGCAGGTGGTCAAAACATTAATGTTAAAAATTGGAAGGCTGGAAACCTACAGGCTGATCTTGGTGGAATAAATAACTACCTTAATTCACTTGGTGAAAATTCTAAAGTCCTTGAAAACTTTAAGTCCTCACATATTGATGTTGCTGCCAAAGAACTGGGTATGTCTATGGCTGAAGTTGAAAAAGAATTAGATCTGTTAAAAAAGGGTATCCACCCAACTACCCGATCTGCTGGTAAGGTTTTGCAAAGGGTTGCAGCAACAGATCCTGGATACCAAGGCAAAGCTGTTAGTGCGGCAATGGGCGAAAGACTCAAGGGAAACTACTATGAAACATTAGCACAAAGATCATATGATCCTAAAAAAGATGAAGTTGTAGCTAAACAGGTTAAAACAAGAATTGTTAAAATGCAAACCCTTTTGAATAATGCTGTAAGCGAGGGTGTCAATGAAGCTGCACAAAGTAAATCTCCGTCTCAACGTGCCAAAAAAGCTGGTAAAAATATTTCTGACGGAACAATTATTGGCATTAACGAGGGCATAGATGATGCTAAACGAGCAGGTCAGCGTATTGGTATGGCAGCAACAAGTGGTATGGTGTCAGCCACTGGGGTTGCTGCTGGTGCTCAAACGGTAGACGAAAATGGTAACGTTATCATGGCTGGTGGAAGCCAGGCAGATCAAGATGACGACAAAAAGAAAAAGCCTAGATCTAAGTTTAGCAAAATGGCAGGTAAAGCAAGTGCTGCAGGTTTTATTGCAACGGGGGCAGTTTCAGCAGCATCTATGGCAGGAGGACCTGTTGGAGATATAGCAGGACAGTTATCTGGACCTCTTATGGCAATTTCATCCGTAGGATCTTTGTTCACCATGATGCCTCCACAAATTGCTGCAGTTGTTGCCGCTATAGCATTACTAGTTATTGCAGCAACAGCATTGGTTGATGCATTTAATAAGTCTAGGGATGCAGCGATTGAACAGGTTAAAGCTACACAAGCTAGCAAAAAGTCGCTACAAGATTTTGCTGAGTTTAGCGGTAAGGCTACAGCAGGTGAGATTAGGGACAAGCAGCGAGAAGCACAAATGGCTACTCCTGGATTGGGAACAGGACAAAATACATTTGGTGCCAGCTTCCTTGAAAGTGATCCAGGAAAGGCTATGGCTCAAAGTGTTCAGGATGCACTTAAAAAGGGCGGTAGAGAGGCTGCTCAATCAGACTTAACAAATCAATTAGCTAATGCTGTATCCAGTGGAGTACTAACAGCTTTAGAGGCAAAGTCTATAGCAGCCAACATTGCTGGTGAACTAAAAGATCTTGATTTTGGTATTTCCGTAAACGGTAAGCTAGATGAACTACTTGGTCCAAATGGTGAAAACCTAAAGAATGATCCAATTAACGTTAGATTAAAAATTCAAGAACAAAGTAGGCGAGAGATGCAAAAAGCTCTTAACGACCTCACTCTTGATGGCCTTATCGAAGATGTGGATAAAGTTGCACTAGGACTTTCATTAACACCATTTGCTCCAACCCAAATTACAGGTTCAATCATGCTTTTAGTTGGCCAAATTGAAAGATTGGGTAGAGTTGGCGGTGCAGCCGCAGCACAAATGCAAACCATGTTTGAGGTTACCCAGGAACAGGTTGACGCACTTGAGCTTGATTATCAAAAGAGAATTGAAATTGCTAGAGCTGCAGGAAATATAACTAACGCACAAGAACTTGAGTTAGAGCTTATGCAAGCTAAGAATAAGCTCATACAAGAACAGTCAGAAGCAACAGCAGAACTTCAGATGGCATATCAAAGTGCTGGGTTTATGCAACAAGGAGCCATGACAAGCGGTGCAATTAAGTCTGTAGAAATGGCATATAAGGGTACTCCAGAAGAAGAGCTTGCAAAACAAGCTAAGGATGCCATTATTAATCAGCAGGGTATTGGAAACTCTATGGAGTTTATCCTTCTTGGAAAACTTGCTACCAAGGATATTTCACCAGTACAATTCATCACCTTGATGGAAGACTTTAAAGACCCTCAAAATCTTAACAAGGTTCTTAATACTTTGGTTAACCTCGATGCTGCATCTGCAGATCAGGTTATGTATCTGATGGAACAGTTTGGTGATAATGAAGAAGTTAAGATGAAGTTTAATACCATGATCACAACTGATGCTAATGGTAAACCATTAACTGCTGCAGAGACTCAAGAATATATTGAGCAATTTGCGAATATTAGTCAACTGCAAAACGTTGTAGACGTAAAAGCAGTTATGACATTCTATGTAGAAAATCCAGAAAAATTTGATCAGGTTCAGTCAAAAATTGATGCACTGAATGAAATGCCAGATGCAAACTTTACAGCATATGCTAATGCGGTTGGCCTAGAAGAACTTGCTGGAATGAACGATCTTGCTGCTCAATTTAGTAGCTTACCAGCATCTGAATCTAAAGATTTTGTTAGTAATGTTTTAACTATATATGAAACTAGAGGAACCCCAGCATTCCAGAAAAACTTAGCAGCACAAAATGCAGCAGGATTTAAAGGTGGTAAGGGTACGGCCATGGACTTTGCTATTGCATCCGCCACAAAGTCTACAAATGAAGCTATACGTGCTAGAAACGCAGCTAAAACAGCTAAGTTTAACGAAGAAATGGCTGCCTACAATGAATCTGGTGGCGGCGGCGGTGGCGGCGGCGGTGGCGGAGAGCCTATCAAGGTCAAGACTTTGGACAATATTCTTAAGAAAATGCGAGACCTCCGATCTATAACTACTGCTGTAACAGATGGATGGAATGCTTCTCGTAATGCTTTGGACGGCATGTTCGGTAGTGGTGTTGCAGGATTTAATGGTTTGCAAAATCAAATGCGTAAACTCGGTGCAGGAGAAGACCTGATTAGCCTAATTGCAGGTATGGATCCAGAAGAGTATGAACGTCGCAAGAATGAACTATTTAACTTTGATGCGTCTGGAAACATTACTAGCTTTAAGCAGGGCTTGGCATCAATCGCTGCTGGTTTAAGAGCAATTGCACTTGGAGAATTTAACAATAAGCAAGAAGCTACAATTAAATCGTTTAATGATCAAAACGTTGCAATTAAAAAATTGGTTGCTAACGGAATGAGTTATGCAGATGCTTTAAAGGTTGTAGAAGATACAGAACTTGCGGCAGCAATTGCTCGTGAGGGTAACAATGAAACAATTAAAGAACTTATCAAGAATACAGAAAAGGCTACAGAGGCAACCAAGGCTCTTGCAGCTGCTCAAGCTGTTGCTGGTCAAAACAAGGACTACGTAAACCAACAAAAACTTTTAGCTTCACTACAAGAAAATCCACTAGGACTTAACAGTGATGCAATTAGTGCAATCCTAGAAGACTCAAACCTTCAAACCCTATATCAAGACCTTTTAAGTAACCCAAGTGTAGATCCACAAATTCTAGAAGACGCACTAAATAATGCAATGAATAAGGCCGATACTCAGCTAGCTATTGATAAGTTAACTTTGCCAGGAATGGAAAAGATTTTTAACGATGGATTTAATAAGGCAATGGAAGCCTTCTCAGCACAAGAAGAAGCAATTACCCTTGAATTTAATATCAAGAAAAAACCTTTCGAAGATGCTATTCGTTTGGCACAGCAGTCTATTGAAGACTTACAGAGTGCACCTGGTGGTCTTGATGATTTGAGTGCTGAACTAGAACGTATTGGTAACGAAGAAGCCGATATTAACAAGATTTACGAAGAAAGACAAAAAGCTCTTGATGAAATTGCTGCTGCCAATGAAGACATTATTGAACTACAACGAGGCCAGCTAAGTGTTGCCGATGCACTTTCTCAGGGTGACATTGCTGCAGCAGCACGAGCTGCACAGGAATTGCGTGCTAAGCAAGCATCACAGTCAATTTCTAAGCAGGGTGACCAACTTGAAAAGAGTCGTAGAGCTGAGATTGACAAGCTTACTGGTAAAAATGGTTTAAATAGAGAACAAATTGAAGAGCGTATTCGTAAAATTAAAGAACAGATTTTGGCAATTGAAGAAGATCAACTTGAACCAGCACAATATCAACTCACATTGCTTGAACGTCAAGAACAAAGCCAGATTGATTCACTAACTGTTTTGGGTAAAACTAAAGAAGAGTGGATGAAAATTAAGAACAATATTGATCTTGCCAGAACTAGTAGCGATAAGTACAAGAAGGCTATGAACGAGGCATTGGGTGTTGTACAAGATATTGTTACAGAATGGGGAGCTATTGATTCTAAGGAAGTTAAACTAGACTTTAAGTGGAACCCTCTTAATACCCCAGAGTCCACTATTGGTTCACAGGGTCCAGGGGCAGAACAAACTACCCCAGGAAGTTCGGGTAGTGCTGGAGATGGACCTCCAGTAGAACCAAACCTAGAAGAAGAATTAACTGGAGACGAACTATTCAGTATAGATAATTGGTTTGAGGATATTACCGAAAGTGGTTGGTGGAAGAGCCTTGTTGCTATTAAAGAAACCATTGATGAACTTATTCTTAAACCACTTGGAGAAGGTTTTAAGGTTCTTTGGGAAAATATTTCAACCTGGTGGAACGAAACCGTAGTTCCAATCTGGAATGACTTGGCTGAAGCCTTCTTTGCCTCACCAATCGGCCAATTTGTAACATGGTTTGATACAAATATTGTTCAGCCAATTATTGCACTAATAAAGCCATTGGTAGACTGGTTCTTTGCAGATGACAGTATTGAAAATAAAAAAGCTGACATTATGAGATTCCTCTATGACATACAGCTAAAATTCCTAGACTTTGGAATTAAGCTTGTAGACTCTATTATGCCAATTGCTCAAGGCTTTGACTTGCTATTTGGAACTAATCATGCCGAAAAGCTTGCAGGCTGGAAAGAGCAAGCAGTTTCTGATATGGATGAAGTTAAGAAGAAAATGGAAGAGCTTCCTATTGCAGGAGCAGGAGCTTTTGACAAACTTAAAGAAAACTTTGCAACCTTTGAGGCTTCAGCTGCAGGTGGTTTAGAATCTATCAAAGCTAACATTTCAAGCTTGCCTGCAGACACTCAGGCGGCCATTCTGGAGGAACTACCTAAAAACTTTGCTTCTGCTGCAGAGTGGGCAAATGTGGATATTGGATTAATTGAAGAAAAAATTAAAGGTTTGCCAATTGAAACACAAAATGCTATTAAAACTGAGCTACTAAATAACTTTACAGAGTTTAGTAAGTTGGCAAACGAAGAACTTAAAATTACAGAGCAAGCTCTTAATAATTTGCCACAAGCAACAGAAGATGCAATTCGCAGTAAGTTACCAGCAAACTTTACTACATTTAGAGAACTAGCCAATACAGATATTCAGGCTGTTGTAAGTGCAATGAACTTAATGCCAGAAAGTACTAGAAATGCTATTGCTCAGACACTACCTGCTAATTTTGCGGAAATGGCAAGCAAAGCAGGAGTAGATATTAGTGGTATTGAAACAGCAATTAGTGGAATTCCAGATAAGACTAAAACTGCTATAACCGTTGGTCTTCCACAAAACTTTAACACATTTAGAAATTCTGCTAACGGTGATGTGCTTTCGGTAAGTGAAGGCCTTAAGGGAATACCAGCACAAACTAAGGCTCCATTAGAAGTAGATCTAGCAAAACAGTTTGCAGCTACATCAGCAAAAGCTCAAGCAGATATGTTGGGTGTGCAAAATAAGGTAAAAGAAATTCCAGGCAGCCTCAGCTCAAGCATGGCCAGTGTAGGTTCTAGTGGTGGAGCTGGTTTTAAAGGTGCCGTTAATAAAATTTTTGATGACATGAGAAACTTTTCTGTCATGGGCTTTAAACCATTTGCTGGATTACCAAGACTATATGCTAAGGGTGGTATTGTTCCGGGACGGGGAAACAAAGATACAGAGTCTGCACTTCTAACTCCTGGAGAGTTTGTTATTCGCAAAGACATTGTTTCTCGATATGGTAAAGAATTCTTTGATAACATTAACCGTGGTCAGCTGGCAATGAGTCAGGTAACTGGAAACATGCCCACTAAAGCTCAAATTGATCAAGCTTTTAACAGGCAGATCGGTCTTGGTCAAATGCGAGGCCCAAAATTTGATACTAAAGATATTAAACCAGGAACAATTAAGGATGTTCAACCACAGAGAGCAATGAGCATGGATTCAGTGTATAATAATACATATAGCATTAATGTTAATGCTGGTGGAAATGCTAATCCTAATGATATTGCAAATGCAGTAATGAGAGAAATCAAGAGGGTAGACGACCAAAGAATTAGGGGAAATAGATTCTAATGACAACAGTACCATACATGCAGGGTAGAAAAAAATACCAAAGACCGCAAGGTCTTTTGTTTGCAAACAATAGCGGTACTATTGTTACTAGTGGTGGTCAAAGTTTTTATTTACCACTAGGTAATGAAGTTGGCCAAGATGAATATACTGGCGAGGGTAATGAGTTTATGCTTCTTACCGATGATAACCGTGGCTCAATTGATTTTAGCTCAACACGTATTGAAAAACGTGAAAGAACAATTAATGGCAGAATGCGTTCTTATCACGTCGCAGACAAACTTAAGATAAGCGTATCCTGGGATCTTATTCCATCACGGGCATTCTCTCAAAACCCCAACTTTGATAGTGATACTGGTAAAACATCTCTACGATCTAAGCCATTAAGAACAGGATATTTAGATCCACAGCGTACCGTAACTCTGACATACTCAAGCGATGAAAAGTATGTTAATGTCGGTGGATTGGAATATACATACCCAGACAAAGTTGTGACAATGCCAGACAAACTTGTATATTTACCAGGAGATATTGTCTGGGCAGACGAAGAAAGAACAATCGCTATCCGTATTCCTGGTCAAATCTATTGGGATGATCAGCTTGTTGTTAAAGCTAGAGAACAAGAGGGATCAATATTTTGGGAAGAGCAAGCAAAAGAAGAGCTAACAGTCCTTCCTGGTAATATTTATTTTGATGAACAAGTTAATACTAAGCTGGTTGCTGTTGAAAAACAAGTTTATTGGGCAGACGAAACAAAAACAACTAAGGTTGTTATTCCTGCTAGCGTAGAGCTTGCACAGGTTACAGAAACAGTTCGTGTTAAAGAACCAGACCAGGTTGTTCTAGCAGAACAGGAAAGTCTTGAAAGAGTTAAAGAACCATCTACCGTTATTATATCTGGAGAAATTGAACAGGTAAGAGTAGTTGAACCAGATGAAATTATTGTGCAAGAAGTTACGGTTCAAGTTAGACAAAGAGAAAACGAAAATCCTTATGTTTTACAGCCAGGAGATACTGTTGTTGTAGAAGGAAAGACAATCACACTACCACAAACTAAGCAGTATGTGGCTCGAACAGCTACGCTTACAGACACCTTTACGGGTACTAGAGCAACAACACAAAAATCGCAACAGTATACTACAGATGGTGGAGCAGGTGGTGTTGAAATTTTGGATTGGTATGAGAGATACACTGGATCATTTTGGGTTTACCTTTCCTACGACAAGTATAATAACTTTGATGTTTTATACTCTAACGGAGAATTAGATTTTGATTCGCGGTATAATAATATTGGTAAATATAATCAAGTTATTGAAATGTTTTTTGCAGACTTTTCATACTCCGTGCAAAAACGTGGTGGTACCGACCATGATCTTTGGAACATTTCTTTAACACTGGAAGAGGCATAATGTTTAAAGATGAAACACTACAAGAACATCTAGAAACTTCTTCCACAATTAGAACACAGACTGCAGCTATTGCAGAGTGGAATTTAAACATTGCAGAAAATATTTTGCAGGCTGGTAACTATAGATATCGACCAACCGATAGCACATCGCTATATCAAAATATTGCAGCCTCATTTGATGTTACCGATGAAAATAAGTTTTACACTGGTGCTACAGACTCTGACATCACAATCGATGGCGGTCTTGATGATGATAACGAAACTCCAATTGCATTTGCCTCAAAACAACAAAAAGAGCAGATGTTGTATTCTCTTGAGTCCTGCTTTGATAGATTTCGACCTCGTTCAGGTATCAATAAAATAAGATTTTTCAAAAACAAATATACTCATTTTGAAAACATAGACATGGCCCGTAGACCACGATATTATATATCTGATAAAACAGATAAGTTTAAATATTGGACTTCTTGGCGATACGAGGGTAGTGTTGAACGTGGTATTGCCAATAAAAAGGTCGGAGACGAATACTATATTGAAGATGCAGCTCCATATGTTGTTTACAAAGATATTATTCCGACAAATCGCATTGTTGTTAAAATGCAAACTCACATTGGCGATGTACAATTGGGAAATAGTGGGGTATTTAGCAATAAAAAGGGCATCTTTAGTGATCCATTTTTTGGTGAAGAAAACAAAGCCACACCAGTACGTTGGAGAATTCAGTATTTAGATGCAAATGATAACTGGACTACAGCAATTTCGTTTAATAGAAACTCTGTAAGACGAACTGGTTTGCCAATCATTGGACCAGATGGCTATGTAGAAATCGGCTACGGTTTGATTATCCCAGAAGAATACCGCGAAATTTTTGCATATGCTGGCGAATATGCATCAGCAGATTTCTTGCCACCAGCGGAAAGTGTTTCAACTGGTACAGCATATTTAGTTTTACCAACCGTTAATGAATCTGGTGCAGGAACTTTTTATATTCAGCGTGGCGATGGTGTGTATGATACATTTTCTGCACAATATAGTTGGCAGGTTGAAGAAGAAACAATTAACAGTCAGACAAACTATGTTAACGATCTAACTTCACCAAACAGTTTTATTAATAGTGCAGACGGTGCAGTTCAGTATCGAGAGTTTCAGTATATTTGTGGACTACGTATTGTAGTAGAAACAATGAATGTGTTTGATTCATCTCTAGATTTAATTGAGCTATCTCCACGACTTGCCGTAGATCTTTCAGATAAGGTCACCAGCTTCTCACTGACAAAACATGCATCAGATCTAGGACAAAGTGGTATGCCTGTTGGACAACTATTAGCATCCACTGGAAGTTTAGAGTTATTTGACTATGACCAAGCATTTTTGCCAGAAAATACAAATAGTATTATTTCTTCCATTGTTACACAAAATCTACAAATTAAATTCTTTGAAATTATTGCTGGAGTAGAAGAAGTTACAGATACATATACCCGTATCTATGATTATTATGTACCACTTAAAACAATGTACATTGACGGATTCCCCGAAAATTCTCTAACAGATCGTAGCGTACAGCTAAATCTTCGAGACCTATTCTTTTATTTCGAGTCAACAACGGCACCTAAAATTGTAATTGAAAACGCATCACTTAGCTATGCTGTTTCATTGCTTCTAGATAGTGCAGGTTTTTCAAATTATGTGTTTAAGAGAGTGGCAAATGAAACAGATATGATTATTCCTCACTTCTATGTTGAACCAGATACCAGCATTGCCGAGGTATTATCAGACATAGCCGTATCAACACAATCAGCAATGTTCTTTGATGAATATAATAATCTAGTTGTTATGAGTAAGAACTATATGATGCCTACACCAGAACAAAGAGAAGAAGATCTTACGCTATACGGAACTAATGATACTATTAATGAGGGTGTGCAAAAAAATAAGAGAAAGCAGCCCAAGCTAGCTAATATTATTGATGTTGCATCTCAAACAAATGAAGTTTATAATGATGGTGTATTAAACTACTCTACAAAATATATTCAAAAATCTTATAGTAGTATTCGTCAAGCAAATTTAATTGATCGAGATAAGACATGGATATATAAACCATCATTGCTTTGGGAAGTATCACCATCTACAAATACTAAATCTGTTAATGAAGAACTTTCTAATCAATCAGCTTACTCTTTGAGTGCTATTCCACTTAACTCAAACTTAACGAATGAACTACCTGTCGTTGTCAACCGTAAATTAAAAAATAATATTATTGACTTTGGCGAGGGTGTTTATTGGCTAAGTAGATACAATGGTTATTTTTACGCCAACGGTGAAGTAATTAAGTATGACGCTGTTCAGTATAGTGTTTCTGGCCTAACAGCAGAAGAGATTGCTGAAAATGGCGGCAACAGGGTTTGGATTAACAGTGTTCAAGAGTACCAAAAGTATTTTGCCAAACTTCCATTCAATGGCAAGATTTATCCAACTGGTCTAGTTCGTATTTATGCCGAACCAAATTATGAAACCATAAATGGAGTCACTTATCTAAAAAATGGTGCTGTAGCTAAGCATGGAAGAATGCAGTTTGGAACTGGGTTGAAGCTTGCATCTGGAAAAATTGTTCCAGTTTTCCATAATGCAGGACTATCACCATATTGGTCATCAGAAGCTGCACTCGGTGGTGTAAAGATGGATACTAAATATTTGTTTGGTCAAAATGTAGACACATCATTTTCTGGTATTTTTTCCGATACTATTTTAAGAGGAACGGTAGACATTAAGGGTAACCAAGAAGTTTTAGTTAATGCTACTATTACTGGAAGTACGGGTAACCCAACAATTATTGAAAGTCAAAATCATGATCTTAATGTTAATGATCTAATTTACTTTACAACATCTGCCGATAATCTTCCAGATAACATGCCAATTGGTAAGCCATATCTAGTCCATAGCATTGTAGATGTTAATAAATTTAAAATTAAAACGACAGACGGAACGCTTGTTCAACTAACAACTACAGATTTAACAAATCAGTCTGGAACACACAGCTGGAGAACAGCAATTCCACAATCCAATTTAACTAGCGTCTCTGTTGCTGCTTCAAGTCCAGGAACCGATGCCGCTAAGTTAACAAAAAATGCACACGGCCTGTTTTCTGGTCAGCCTGTTTATTTATCTGGCACAATGCCAACTGGTTTTACTTCTAACATTGTTTATATAGTTGCAAGCACACCAACTGCTAATACCTTTACTTTAAAAAAGCTCGATGGAGATCCATTAACAGCATCCTCTACTGGCACCATTACTGTTACTCCGCTTAGATATCCTGCTGTCTTTAACCTAACCAAACACAGATTTATTAAAGATGAAAAGATTTATTTTACTAATGCCAATAAAGCAACGAGCATTAATGGTTTATATGGTGTTAATAACTATTATGTTTCAGGCACAGGACTTTCTGCCAATCGTTTTATGGTTTCTTCCAATATCAATGGAACCAGACTTATTCTTCCTAACGACAATAATAGTGAAGCTAAGGTAAATGCCAATTTGCTTCAGTTTGAGGTAGACAGGCAATTAGTCCTACCCGACGTCACCAACTTGGCCAAGGGATTTTCTGTAGAAAAAATTTCTGGAACTGGAACTTTAGCTACTGGTACGGTTATTACCAGGGTAGATACAGACCGCAAAGTTATTGAAATTTCTCCGACAATTGTAAAGCGATTTAGTCCAGATAAAACAGATCCTGCAACTGGAGATCTTGTTATTAATGAAATTAGAGTTGTAGACCAGGTGCCTACGGTTGTTGGTTTTGCTGGGGTAGACTCAAACAAACAAAGAGCAAAAACAACTACACGTAATGGTATCATTAAAAACTTTATGAGCAGTGCATACATTGAAGATGGCAAGGCAAACAGACTCCTTACAACTCAGTCTGGAACCATTCAGTCATCAGCACTTGTTCTAAATGGATCTAACACAGCTTCCTCTGAAACAGCACCAAAGTTTGTCACATATGTTTATAAAAAATTAGAAGATAGATTTAGACATTTTGGTACCAGAATGCGAATTATTGGTAAAATAAATAATAATGAAACTCGTGGACAATCTCCAGAAGGATCAAAAACTTACTATCAGGCAGCTGGTGACTCAGCAGAAAAGTCAACTGCAATTGGTGGAGCCTCTGGTGGTTTGGCAGTGCTTCTAAATCCACTAACAAACAACGGATATTACTTTGAACTGATTGCTTTAACAGAAAACGATACTAGCTCCTATGAGGGAAGTAGTGGAATTCATAATATTGTTTTTTATAAAGTTAAGAGAAACGCTACAGCAACTTCAAATACAGCCGATGCCATACCAATTAAATTGTGGGGTGGTCTTGCCAGTATCATTACCGATGGTGGGCAGTTTACTGGTCAACAAAGAATTGCAGCAGAAGAAAAAACAACCGTTTATGACTTGGCTGTTGAGTATGTCAAGGTTGGATCTTCTCTCAAGTTTTACCTATACGTAAACGATGTTTTGGTTGCGACTGTTATAGATGATAAGCCACTACCAATTGTTAACAATATGGCATTGTTTATTCGTGAATCTTCACGGGTTATGTTTGAAAATGTGTATGCCCTAACAGAAAATTATAGTCAAAATACTGCATTCAAGGTCGGCTCTATTTCTGACTCAGTATTTGGCGACCTAGAAATTAATGCCACTAATGCTTTCCGCAAATATTCAATGAGTGGTATGGTTCAGCAAGCATATCTATCTGGAATTAGTGGAAGTGAGCCACCCAAGTTTAATATTTATTTTGAAGAATTTGGCACTATTATGAGGGAAGCTGCCTACTTTAATGTTCGTTACGATAAAGCTTATCCTGCACTATATGCCAAGCTAGCACCAACATTTAATCAGCTTAAGGGGTATGTTGTTTCTGGATTTGTCGCCAATGCTTACGGTGCTGAGTTCCTGATTTTTAACTCAACAGATAGTGCACTCAACCTAGACTCAACGAGTGGTAATTACTTGCGTATTCTTGGGGTAACGTTTACACAGCAATCAAATAATGAATTAACAGTAGATGAATATTTTGATAAACTATCTGATCTATCTAATCCTACCTATACATCACCTACTACGGTTATTTCTCCACAAAAGGTTAGGGAACAATATTATGACATTAACTTTAGTAGAACAACGTATGGTCGCAAACAATTTAGCCTAACAACTAAATATCTACAAACACATGATGATGCAGAAGAAATGATGGGCTGGCTTGCGTCTAAGATTATGCAACCAAGGAAGTCTGTTGGTTTACGTGTATTTGCTATGCCAACACTACAACTTGGAGATATCATTAAAATTGATTATAAAAGTAATGAGGGCGTCGATCAAATTGCATCGCCAGATACTAGGTTTGTAGTTTATAGTATTGAGTATACTAAGAGTGTAGAAGGTCCATCTATGACTGTATATGTAAGTGAGGTGAAATAATGGCTTTATCAAGACAACAACAAAATCTTATTAATAGCTTACAAAAAGAACGGCAAACTAAAATTGATGCTATTAAAGCTAGGGCTGGGAAAAGGGCATTGACCAAGGCTCAGCAAACCGAAATTAGCAATATTGAAAAAAGCTATTCAAGTCAGATAACCAAGGTTAGGTCTACACCAATGACCCCAACACCAATTGCACAGGGAGAGCTGACTAGATCTCGCGGCATCAAGGTTGCAACTCCAGACATCATTGAGTGGGATAGCTCGTCAATACCGATTGAATTCATGACCGACCTTTTATTTGAAGAAATTGGTGGTCAGGAAATTTTAACTATTTCTCGCAACAATACTATTAACGGTCAAAATGTTTTATATAGTCCAATTAAAAATTTAGCAGACTTAGATTTAGCATATAACTCTTTAAATATTTTTGCTATACCAGATCCCATTAACGCCTACTTTAATAACTTTTCAATTAAACTTGAAAACCTTACACCAACTACTGGCACGGGAAATGATGGAGAAATTGTTTATGTTGAAAAAACAACTGGTCATTTAACTGTCAATGTTATTGGCATGGCACCAAGTGATCAGGTTGAAATACAGATATTGTCTAGCGGAAATATAAGTGACGATATAGTATACTAGTATAGAGGATATTATGATTACAAATAAAGGTAGAGACATTATTGCTAAGTACCTCATCGGTCAAGCTCCAGCATATGCCTCTCACATTGCACTTGGTTGTGGTGCTAAACCACTCAACCTATCAGAAGCTTATGAGCCATATCTTAGCGAATATGCAGCAAAAACAGAAATGGATTTTGAAATGATCAGAACTCCAATCACTTCTCGTGGGTATGTTACTGATCTTGTTTTTAATGATTTAAGTGGACAATATGAAGAGGTATCTAAAGTAGTTTTTACTGCAGAATTGCCAACAGAACAAAGATATGCAATTACTGAAATTGGTGTTTTTTCTGCTAAATCAAATCCTTCTGCTACAGGTAGAGATAGCAGAATTCTGTACACGTTTACAGATCTTGAGAACTGGGAATTTCACGATAAAACAACCTCGGTTGGCTTGGGGGCAACAATTGCGTCACCACTATATGGAGATAGCAATGATGGTAACTTAAACGTTGCACCATATACCTTGATCGATCCTAATGCTGCAGATACAGAGCCAAATAGAAGGTACACTGCATTTAGGACCACTACCGACAATGTAATGTTTGATAGCCCAACTAGATTACCGAGATATGAAAGATGTCGCTATCTAGACACCATGATTATGGTCCCTGGAGACATGTCATTTATTGATAAAAACAGTAATAACGAATTGTTTATTAAAACAGAGGATGCTGATGGCTACTATGGAACACATATTCACCTTGCAGGCACTAGCGTTCCATTAGCAGAAAATGCACCATCAGATAAGCTTAAGCTAGCATTCTCTATTGTTAATAAGTCTATTGACACAATTGCTCAACCAACAGCTGTTAGACTTGTTGTACAATTTTCTGCAGACGATCTTGATATTTCTACTAATTATGCATCTATGAATATTGAACTAGTAGACGGGGAAAACGGTGTTGACTTTGCAACAAACAGATATCATGTTGTTACACAACAACTTGAAGATCTTTTAAAGAGTGCAACATTCTCTTGGTCAGCAGTTAGACTAGTCAAAGTATACGCTACTGTTTTAAGTGGATCATCTCCTACTCACGACTATTATGTTGCTTTGGATGGACTGCGTTTTGAAAATACAACATCTGAAAATCCACTATATGGAATATCTGGATATTCTGCGGTACGTACTAAAGATGCTGTCACTATTGTTAAAGATGCCAACTCTTCCAGTTTAGTAGAATTTAGATTTGGTTTGGATGTGGCATAAGTGGCGGTACGCGGAGGGTTGCAAAAGTCTAAAGTACTGGCAACAGAACTGCCAGAGCCATACCTTATTATTCCAGATGAAAAAACTATTGTTACCATTCAGGTTGCTTCTAATATAGCTACCATTACAACCAAAGAAGTTCACGGCTTTGAGGTTGGACAGATTATTTTTGTCGGTGATGTAAACTCTATATTAAATGGTGAATATCGAATAACTGCTGTAACAAATAAAACAATTTCTTTTGCCAAAATAACTGCAGATACTGGCCCAACAAATACAACAAGTGGCGTTGTATCTCAGAGATCTATTAACCCTATTCAGATAACGCATTATGAAAGATTAGATAATTTTGTTAAACTAACTACAATTGCAGATCATAACTTTGCAAATGGAAACACTGTTTTTGTACAAGGTGTGGACAGCGGATTAGATGGAACTTTTGAAATTACAAGGGTTACTGAAAATACATTTTCATATAAAAAATCTGGTTCAAACATAGCTAAGACTTCAGTTACTGGAGCATGGTCTTCTCAAAAAAGTATTCAAAAACGTAAAGATGAAATTAGAATTACAAATGTTGCCCTTAGTGCCAATATTGCAACAATTACAACAGATGTTCCACATTATTATACTGTAGGGGTTTCTGTTTGGGTACAGGATGTAAACTCTACTTTTAATGGTGAATATGTTGTTAAGACTACTCCAACAGCAACCACATTTACATTTGACAAAACAAACGGAAATGTCACGTCAACTCCAGTCACAACTGGTAGTGTGGTTCGTAAATCATATCTAACTTTTTATACACGATATCGAGTGGTATCAGAAGACAAAAACCAAACCTCTCACTGGTCACCCATTTATTCCGTATTAGCACCATATTGGTTTAGAAAGCCATCTAATGGTGGTGTTCGTATATCTCAATTTAATACAACTGGGACTGGTAAAACAATTAACATTTCTTGGGACCCAGTAGACTTAATGATTGAGAATAACTTTACTCGTCGTGCTGTGTATTATGATGTATGGCTAAAGTGGCACAATAATAATGATGCTATTTTAGGTAATAATGGTGACTGGATTTATGAGCAGCGTGTTAGTGGAACAAGTCATCAAATTAACGTTCCAACCTCATATCAGTATACGGATAGGATTACAGGTGTTGTAACTACAAGACCTATTGCCCCAAACAGACTTTCGATTGAAATTCGCATGAGAGGCAATCCAATAACCAGAACAAATACTAGATTCTTATTAGCTTACGAGTTACTTGATGCTACAGTATAGTCTGTGCTAAACTAGTATAGGAGGAAAAATGGCAAAACTAACATTACCGCAACGTGGGCAGCCACTAGATGTTGCATACATCTATCAAATTGTGGAAGCCGTGAATAATCTTTCTAATCAGCTTAATCCAACAACAGCAAAATACACAACAATTGATACTGCGGCAAATGGTCAGCAATCTGTTCGTACAGCAGATGCACGCATCGTCGGAGGGTACAAGGCAGTAACAAGAGGATCAGCAACAAACGCTAACTCCGAAGTGCCATTTAACTATACATTCTCTGATTTTAAATACGTTCCAATTGTAACTGCAACTCCAATCATTATTAGCACGACAAGCACTGATGCGAGCAAGGATGTAAGCGTAGTTCTTACCCAAGTAACAACCAACAGGGTTGATGGCATTGTTAAATTTAACACAAGCGGTGTATCTTCTGTGGGTGTAAATCTTGTCATTGTCGGTATCCCAATTCCAAAGTAATCATGATCCCATTATCAGAGTACAACAATGCTCCAGTGATTCCAGGCAGTAAGACAGTCTGGTTTCTCAATGGCGATCTTGTAAGAGTTTATCATCTCAACAGATCTAATGGAATTATGTCTGTATATAACATTAATAAGGATAGGATTGAAAGTTGTTTAATTAGTGACTTTAAGAAAAATAGACTACGAGCTTATACAGTTAAAGAAACAGCAGAGTTAATTAATAGACACAAAAAATATTTACCAACATTAATGGAGAATGGATCAATTCCATATCCAACAGGATCATCTAAAGACGGGGTACGGGGATGGCAAATTAGATCTTATTATTCAGAATTGCAAGTGCATGAAATTCGTGATATACTTGCTACCTACAGTATGGGTCGCCCACGCAAAGATGGTATGATAAATAATGACGTTACACCAACTCGACAAGAGTTGACTAGACGCATGGGAGATGGTATACTTACTTATACAAAGAATTCTGATGGGGAATTTATTCCTGTATGGTCGGAATCAATCTAACAGAGAGAGAAACAATGGAAAACGAAAACACTAAAATTACAGTTACACTTGGTTATACATTGAACCTAGGTAACTTTGAGTCACTCCGTGTTGACCTGGGAGTATCAGATTCCCGACGCGATGGTGAGACTGTCGATCAGGCCTTTGAACGTGTCTACGATTTTGTAGAGCAAAAGCTTATCGAAAAGACTAAAGAAGCCAAAGAAGAAATCGCTGAATAATGGCGGAACGCAAAGACCGAATGGCTTTGCTTAGTAGGTATGATAAACATTACCTATTTCACTATGAGGTAAAGCCAACGTATAATAAGTGGGCTGAGCAATGGGCTGCCGATGCACTCATTGACTCGTATGGTTTGCAATATTGCTATGACTTGCTAGATTATTACTTTCAAAATGCAGGCAAACCAGAGTGGAAGTATTTTGCAAATTTTGCAAATGAGATTATTCAATCTAAAACAAATAGAGAACAAGATGAAAAAGAACGCAAAGAGCGTAGAGAGATGGCAAAGAGGTGGCTAAGTGAGTAATACTGAGGCAAAATTAATTTCTGCCGTACTAGAAGATAAACAGATCCATGTATTGCTACAGGCCAATGTAGATACTCTACTAAGAACGCATGGCGATATCTGGACTTTTATTAGAAACTACTTTGAACAGAATGGCTCTGCACCACCAGCATCACTGGTTGTAGATAAGTTTCGTGACTTTGAACCAATCAAAGAAGTTGGGGCAACAAAGCACCACCTAGAAGAGTTGCAAGGTGAATATCTTGAAGATAGCCTTAAAGATATTTTGCGTAATGCTGCTAGTGAGGTCCAGGGTGGGCAAGGTACAGAGGCCCTAGAACATCTAATTGCAAAGACATCGGAGCTAAAGAAGAATACTGCTATTATTAGAGATATCGATGTAACAGATATCGAATCTGCTGTAGCATATTACGAGCAGGTCAAAAAGCAACAGGAGGCTGGATCAATTGGAATTAAAACTGGACTTCCTGGGTTTGATAATTATCTACCTGCTGGTATCACCCCCGGCCAGCTTGGTGTGTTTCTTGCTTATCCTGGTATTGGTAAGTCGTGGCTATCACTTTACTTCGCTGTTCAAGCGTGGAAACAAGGACGATCACCACTAGTCATTAGCCTCGAAATGAGTGAGACTGAAGTTCGTAACCGTGTATTTACAATTATGGGTGAAGGACTGTGGTCGCACAGGCAGCTGTCTGCAGGTAATGTTGAGTTAGACGATCTTCGTAAGTGGCACAAACGACACCTAGAAGGTAAACCAGAGTTTCATATTATCTCAAATGATAGTGGTGGAGAAGTAACCCCATCGGTTATTCGCGGTAAGATAGACCAGTATAAACCAGATCTAGTTATTGTTGACTACCTGCAGCTGATGTCTCCAAATTCAAAATCTGATAGCGAAGTTGTTCGTATGAAGAATTTGTCTCGTGAGCTAAAGCTACTTGCTATCTCAGATGAAATTCCAATTATTGCTATTTCATCAGCTACCCCAGATGATGTAACTAAACTAGATACAGTTCCTACACTAGGTCAGACATCATGGTCTCGTCAAATTGCATACGATGCAGACTGGGTAATGGCACTAGGTCGTGGACCAAACTCAGATATTATTGAGTGTGTTTTCCGTAAAAACCGTAATGGTTTTATGGGTGAGTTCCTTGTACAGGTTGACTTTGATAAAGGTTGGTATCACTACAAAGACTTTGAAGATAACTAGTATAATGGATACATGGAAAGTTTTCATCATAAGCCACTTAAAAAATTTGGAATAGATGGGATTATTCATGACGACTCTGCAATATGGAGACTGAAAATTGAATATGTAAATCTTATAACATCTGAAATGAGAATTTTGGGTTATGTACCGAGACTTGACATCAATACAGACTTTACAGTACAATATAATCACACAAAAAAATATTTTGAATTTAAGTTATCAGTTTATGGAGTATACGTAGGAAAAAGGAAAAGTGAATGGATTACAGGAATAGACGAAACACGAGTGATATATACACAGAAGAGCAAATCAGACGAATCATCGAAGGCAGTGGAATCACAGTCGAATCCGAAGTAGACTCTGACTATCTTATTTTTTGTCCATTTCACAACAATCACCGCACTCCTGCAGGAGAAATTGATAAGGTAACTGGCATATTCTTTTGTTTCTCATGCCATAAGGCCTGTGATCTTATTGAGTTTGTTATGCACACATCTGGTCGAACATACTTTGAAGCTGCACGATTTATCAAAAGCAAAGAAACAGACAGCGACATATCTGATCTGGTAACAAAACAATTAAATAAAGAACCAGAGTTTGTGGAGTTTGACGAGTTTACAATTAAGCGACTGCATACAGCAGCTATTGATTCACCACGTGCCATGCGTTATTTTAGCGGTCGTCTGATTACAGAAGCCTCTGTGCGTAAGTTTCAGCTCGGTTACTCTGATAAGCGTGACATGGTTACAATTCCAGTGCACTCTCCAGATGGCATGTGTGTTGGTTTTGTAGGTCGTTCTGTCGAGGGCAAAGAGTTTAAGAATAGTCCTAAATTACCCAAGAGTAAAACATTGTTTAATATCCACAGGGTAAAAACCTCACGAGAAGTTTACGTTGTTGAATCATCGTTTGATGCTATACGTCTCGATCAGTGTGGTATGCCAGCAGTAGCGACTTTGGGTGCTAGCGTTAATGGAACGCAAATTGAACTTCTTCAAAAATATTTCAATGAAATAATTGTCATTGCAGATAATGATGAAGCAGGCGGTAACATGAAAAATAAGTTAGTAGAAAAACTTGGGTCTCGTGTAACTGTCGTACAACTAAATAAAGAATATAAAGATATTGGCGACATGGATAATGAATCAATTAAAGACCTGCGTGTCGGATTTGACAAATCTATCCTAGCCATGCTAAACTAATAATCCCACTGAGGAACACTAAGGAGAAAAAATGAGTGTAATTAAAGGGCTAAAAAATATCAACGCACTACTTGATAAGCCAAAGTATGATGAAGATAAGCCTCGCGTCCGCTGGCTCAAGCTAGCTGATGGTCAGGCAGTTAAGATCCGTTTTATTGAGGAATTGGATGAAGATTCAGCCAACTACTCAGAAGATCGTGGTCTTGCTCTTGTTGTTAAGGAGCACACTAATCCAAAGGACTACCGTCGCAAGGCCGTAGACACCATGGATACCGAAGGCCGTGACTGGGCAGAAGAGATGCACCGCAAGGACCCAAAGGCAGGTTGGCGTGCACGCCTTCGCTTCTACTGCAACGTACTTGTTGACGATGGTATCGAAGACCCATACGTAGCCATTTGGTCTATGGGTGTTAGCAAGCAGTCATCCTTTAACACCATTCGAGAGTACGCACTTGAGACTGGAAGCATTTCCAACCTCACTTGGAAGCTCAAGCGTAATGGTCAGGGTACTGAAACAAGCTATACCCTTATCCCATCTGCACCAGATGCAGAACCATTTGCATGGGGAGAAGTTAAGCCATTCCCACTAGAGAATGCTCTTAACAAGATTCCTTATGCTGAGCAGGAGGCATACTACCTAGGTTTTGATGGTGGTTCTTCTGCAACATCATCGAATACCGACTGGTAATTCACCTGGGGGTCGCCAGAACACTGGCGGCCCTCAACACCTACTATAAGAGAGAGATTATACATGAGCTACGTTGGACTACACGTTCACACTCACTATTCGTTGTTTGACGGCATCGCAACACCACAAGAATATGTGGACCGAGCACAAGAGCTTGGTATGCCAGCTATTGCTATTACAGATCATGGTTCGCTATCTGGACACCGTGAAATGTACCGTACTGCTAAGGAAGCAGGAATTAAGCCTATCCTCGGTGTAGAGGGGTATATGGCACAAGACCGTTTCGATCATCGTGATGCATCGGAGCGTGAGCACGTTCTTGATATGGTTTATAACCACATTGTTATTCTCGCTAAGAACGAGAAGGGTTTAGAAAACTTAAATAAGCTTAACGAGATTGCTTGGACAGAAGGTTTCTTTAAGAAGCCACGTATTGACTTTGAGGTACTTGAACAGTACAGCGAAGGTCTTATTGTTACCTCGGCTTGCCCCAGTGGAATTGTAGCAAAGTCCATTGAGACTGGCGAGCTTGCTGTAGCTAAAGAAAAGATTGAGTGGTTCCACCGTGTATTTGGTGACGACTATTACATTGAGGTAATGCCTCACAATGCACCAGAGATTAACAAGACTCTGTTGGAGCTGGCAGACGAGTACGGTATTAAGGCCGTTGTAACTCCAGACTGCCACCACTCACACACTGGTCAGAAAGAGATTCAGGAGCTTAAACTTATTCTGAACACCTACTCAAACAAGATTGAAAAGGGTGCCACCTTTGAGAAGTCTCGTGAGTATGACAATCTCATGGATCGACTTGACTATTTGTATGGTGCAGACCGCCAGATGTCGTTTAATAAGTTTGAGATTCATTTGCTTTCCTATGAAGAGATGAAGGCTGCCATGGAAAAGCAGGGTATTGATCGTGAAGATATCTACCAGCACTCATTAGAGATTGCTAACAAGGTAGAAGACTATAACATTCAGGACCACCTAGACCTGCTTCCTGCACAGTACCTCAAGCCAGACGAGGAGCTACGTTCCATGGCTATTGAAGGTTTGGTAGCACGTGGTTTGGATGGTAAAGAAGAATATATTGCACGCCTAGAAGAAGAGCTTCAGGTAATTAAAGATAAGAAATTTGCCCCATACTTCATGGTTGTTCGCAACATGATTAACTGGGCTAAGAAAGAAGGTATTCGTGTCGGTCCTGGGCGTGGTTCAGCTGCTGGTTCTCTCTTGTGTTATGCTCTTGGTATTACTGATATCGATCCAATTGTTCATGGCCTTTTGTTCTTCCGTTTTATTAATCCAGAACGAAATGACTTCCCAGATATTGATACTGATATTCAAGACTCTCGTCGTGATGAAGTAAAAGAATATCTAGTTAAACAATATCGTCACGTTGCATCTATTGCTACATTTCTACAATTTAAGGATAAGGGTGTAGTTCGAGATATTGCACGTGTACTCCACATTCCACTCACTGATGTCAACAAGGTGCTCAAGACCATTGATACGTGGGACGAATACTGTACCTCTAAAACTACCCTATGGTTTCGTGAAAAGTACCCAGAGGTAGAACAGTATGGAGAGCAGCTACGTGGTCGCATTCGTGGTACTGGTATCCACGCTGCTGGTGTGGTTACTGCAAAGGAGCCTATCTTTAAGTACGCTCCAATGGAGACTCGTACATCACCAGGTACAAAGGAACGCATCCCTGTTGTTGCTGTAGACATGGGTGAGGCTGAGCGTATTGGATTGATTAAGATCGATGCCCTGGGCCTCAAGACCTTGTCTGTGCTTGATGACACTATTAATATTATTAAAGAACGTCACGGTGTAGAAATCAAACCACTTGAAATTGATATGGAAGACCGTCAGGTTTACGAAATGCTTTCCGCAGGTCACACCAAGGGTGTGTTCCAGTGCGAAGCTACACCATATACAAACCTACTGGTAAAGATGGGGGTAAAGAATCTTGATGAACTTGCAGCATCCAATGCTCTCGTTCGTCCAGGTGCTATGAATACCATTGGTAAAGACTATATTGCACGTAAGCACGGTAAGCAGAATGTTGACTATCGTCACATGAAGATGAAAGAGTTTACTGGCGATACATATGGCTGTATTCTCTACCAGGAGCAAGTTATGCAGGCCTGCGTGGAGCTTGGTGGCATGACAATGACTACAGCTGACAAGGTTCGTAAAATCATTGGTAAGAAAAAGGATGCTAAAGAGTTTAAGCAGTTTGAAGACATGTTCGTCAAAGGTGCATCTCAATATCTTGGAGAAGAAGGTGCTAAGGATCTCTGGCATGACTTTGAGGCTCACGCAGGGTATTCCTTTAACAAGTCACACGCTGTAGCATACTCTACTCTTTCTTATTGGACTGCATGGCTCAAGTATCACTACCCACTTGAGTTCATGTTTGCTCTTCTTAAAAATGAGAAGGACAAGGACACACGTACAGAGTACTTGATTGAGGCAAAGCGTATGGGTATTCCAATTAAGCTGCCACACGTAAATGACTCAGACATCGACTTTAAGATTGAGGGCAAGGGTATTCGCTTTGGTCTTGCTGGTATCAAGTATGTATCAGATATTATTGCATCTCGATACATTGCAGCACGCCCATTTAATTCTTACAAAGAGCTTGAAGAGTTCACCTTTGGTAAAGGTAACGGTGTAAATAGTCGTGCACTCAATTCTATGAGACTTATCGGTGCTGCTACCTTCCCAGATAACCCTAGGAACGACGCTGAGGTGCGAGAACATCTTTATGAGTACCTTAACCTACCCGAGTTTAACATTTCAGTTCCTCCACACTTCCATGCTTTTATTAATGAGGCAGAGGAGTACGAGGAAAAGGGTGCCTTCATTCTGATGGGCATGGTAAAGAATATCAAGCGAGGCAAGGGTTGGTCACGTGTAGAGATCCTAGACAAGACTGGTGTTGTTGGTATTTTTGATGACGAGCAGACCACGATTGAGGCAGGTAGGACTTACATCATTCTTGCTAGCGATAACAGGATTACTTCTGCTATCCCAGTGGATGAAGCTAAAGGTTCTGATAATGGTGTAATTAAGTTCTTAAACTATCGTCAGCTTCCCTATACAGACGAAGAACTGTATGTCATCGCCTTTAAGCCAAGGGTAACCAAGGCAGGTAAGAAGATGGCCTACATGGTACTGGCAGACACAGCACGTGAGCTACACTCTGTAACAGTATTTCCAACGCAATTCCCAAAGGCTTACATGAAAGTCAAAGAGGGTAATGCATACAAATTTGATTTTGGTAAAACAAAAGACGGAACAATAATAATGAATGAGGTATATTAATGTTTGATGATTTATGTGAAGAACTACATAAAACAGCAGTAGAAAAAGGCTTTTGGCCTGAAGATGTTGATGACATCTTTGTAACTAAACAACTTATGATGATTGTGTCGGAAGCTGTTGAGGTTATGGAGGCTATTCGCAAGGATAAGGGTGAAGAAGAGATTGCAGACGAAATGGCTGATATCTTGATCCGTACCTTTGATTTGTACGCTGGTTTAGTAGAACACGGGTATACTAGAGTATCCCTTGATTATGCTTTTGAAAAGAAAACTAATGTAAATAAGACAAGACCAGAAAGACACGGGGTACGATTCTAATGACAACCATTGATGAAGCACTTGCTTTACTAGATCCTAAACTACGCAAAAAGGTTTCTGCTGGAGTAGGAATTAAAACTGAGTTTCAAAAGACACCAAGTCCTGGACTCAATAGGGCTTTGGGAGGGGGACTACCTTATGGACGACAGGTTCTGTTATGGGGTAGCAAGTCATCTGCCAAGTCTTCCCTATGTCTACAAACCATTGGTATTGCACAAAAAGAAGGCAAGCTGTGTGCATGGATTGATGCTGAGATGTCCTACGATGAAGAATGGGCAAAGCGACTTGGAGTGGACACAGAGCAGCTAATCTATTCAGAGGCTCGTAGCATTAACGACATGGTCGATGTTGCTGTCGGTCTTCTACATGCAGGAGTAGATATTATTGTCATTGATAGTATTAGCTCCTTGTTACCAGCGGTATACTTTGAGAAGGACTCTGATGAACTTAAGCAGCTAGAGAATACTAAGCAGATTGGTGCAGAGTCTAAAGATCTCAAGCACGCATGGCTTATGATTAACTATGCTAACAATCGTGAGAAGCCAGCACTTATTATTGCAATTTCTCAATCACGTAATAATATTTCTGCTATGTACACACAGAGTGTGCCTACAGGTGGTCAGACTACACAGTTTATGTCGTCTACCATTATTAAGTTATTCTCTTCCACATCCGATTCTCAGGCTATTAAGGCTAAGATTAAGGTAGGAGATAAGCTCATTGAACAAAAAGTTGGCCGACGTGTACGCTGGGAAGTTCAAAACTCAAAGACATCTGCACCAGGAGATAGTTCTGAATATGACTTTTATTTCCGTGGTGACCGAATCGGAATTGATGCCATTGGAGATCTTGTAGATACTGCAGAAATGCTTGGTATCGTAGAACGTACTGGTGCATGGTACATCCTTCCAGATGGCTCTAAGGTACAAGGCCGTGACGCTTTTGTGGCTAAAGTACGCGAAGATGAAATCCTTCGTGCATCTATTGAGGAGAAGCTCAATGGGCAGGTATAACATCTACTCTGGTACATTTATCTGCCAAACATGCGGTGCAGAGGTGCCTACCATTCGTAGCTATCCAAATGAAAAGAAGCTAACTTGGATGTGTAAGGAAAGACACGTTAGCGAAGTTAGTCTTAATACAAAGAAAACGAGGAAAGATTATGAGCGAGAGGGGTGAGTCTAAGCGTCTTGGTGCTAAGCAGCACAAAAACTCAGGACGTAATACTAAAAAGGGCGATGCTACTTGGTATAACTTTTGCGTTGACTTCAAAGAGGTGGGTAAATCCTTTACACTAAACAAAGAAGTATGGGCTAAAGCATGTACTGATGCCATTAAAAATAATTTAGATCCTGCCATAGTTGTTGTAATTGGCGAGGGTAATTCCAAAACAAGACTAGCAGTCATTGAACTAGATCTTTTAGAGCAATTGCTAGATGACGGAGATTAGGGTATACTAGATATAATGGAAAAAACAGAAACAACGATTGATGCAATCAATTGGGTACAAGAAATAGCAGATTATATGAATGATGATGATCTGTCAGATGCTCTTGCCATGGTTGCAAAATTAATTATTAAACCAGATATTCCTCTACAGGTTGCTACCATTGAGATTGTACGCTTACAGGCTATTGCAGCTAAGATGCAGTTTAAGGCAACCTGGTTAACCAATGTAGATAAGGGAGATAGAGCGAAGAAGAATATCTATTATACGGCAGCAGAGGCAATTAATAATTTAGTTGCAGCTCTTAAGTATATTATTCGCTAAATATGATTATGAAAAATTTACTAAGTCAGGTTATGGAAAAGCCAGCAGACGTTAAGGTTGTTGACACATCTGGAATTGATGTCGATTCCCTTGTGGAAAAAATTAAGTCTGGATATATTGCTAACCGTGGTCCAAGACATCAACAGAAGAAAACATTTGCACCATCAACCATTGCTTATGGACACGGCGAATGTGCTCGTTATTGGTACCTTGCATTTGAGGGCGGTACCTTTGAAGATAACGCAGATGCTTTTGCAGGAGCCAATATGACCAATGGTACGTTGTCACACGCACGTATTCAAAAGGCAATGGAAGATGCAGGCATTCTTAAAGAAGCAGAGTTTAAGATCATTAACAATGATCCACCTATTTTTGGATACGGAGACGTTATCCTAGACTGGGAAGGCGAGGAGCTTCTCGGTGAAATTAAAACAATGATGAATGAGGGGTTCGAGTATCGTAAGAATAATCGTAGACCTAAGTCTGGACACCTTATTCAGTTATTGATTTATATGAAAATTCTACAGAAGAAAAAAGCTGTTCTGATTTATGAAAATAAAAACAATCACGAACTACTTGTTTTGCCTGTTGAAATAAACGATTATTACATCAAGTGGGTTAACCAGGCATTTGACTGGATGCGAACGGTACGTAAATCATGGGAAGACAAAAAGCTTCCAGAAAAGGTTTATCGTTCTAATTCTAAGATTTGCAAGTCTTGTCCTTTGAGCAAGGTTTGTGCAGATGCTGGCAAGGGAGACGTAAGAATCAATTCCCTGGAGCCGCTAGATGAAAAACTGTCAATGGTGTGATGCCAACTTTAACCCAAGAGTATCTTATCAGATCTACTGTAGCGATACATGTAGAGAAGAAGCTACTAAAGAAAAAATAGCTCAACGCTATATAATTTCTAGACGCAACAGAATGATGGGCAAGACAAAAACATGTAAGTCTTGTGGACAACCATTGTCGGTATATAATGATGAACCACTATGTTCCGCATGTGTTGTTAATCCATCTGATGTTTCCAAAGCAATTAAAGAGATTAAGGGGATAGCTAATGGCAAGCGAAAGCTCGAATAGTTTTGTCTCTATCGATGCTAATACTACAAGCATTGCTTTTGCGTTGTGGGAAAATGATAGCTTAAAATCTATTGGAAAGATTTATTGGGAGGGCAAAACTAACTATGAGAAGGTAGCAGATGCTGCTAAAAAGCTATCTGCTGCTTTTTCAGTTGTCGCTAACACCGACACAGTTGTCATTGAACATACTGTTTTTATGAATAGTCCAAAGACTGCAGCAGATCTTGCACTGGTCCAAGGTGCTATTCTGGCGGCATTGTCAATGGCAGGTGTTAAAACAATTAAATCAATTAATCCAATTGCTTGGCAAACCTTTATTAAAAATGGTAGGCTAACTACACCAGAGAAACAGGTAATACGCAATGAAAATCCAGGAAAATCAGATGCATGGTACAAGAATAAAGAGCGAGAGTTTAGAAAACTTCGAACAATTTCTTTTGTCAATAAACGATATGGTCGCACCGTTACAGATAACGACATTGCAGATGCAATTGGCATTGGCCACTATGCAATCTTCAACTGGGAAAAACTAGGTTGACAAGGAGACGCTATGGGTGTAAAATTATATCAGAACGAAGCTTGGCTACGTAAGCGATTTCAGGTAGATCGTAAAACACCAGAGCAGATTGCTGCTGAATGTGGAGCTAGTCTAAAAACAATATACATATATTTAGATAAATTTGGATTGAGGAAATTAAAAAAATGACTTATCAGGGCTTTAAATCTAACGAAGAGTTATTCGTAGAATACTACGATGCAGCTAACCGAGCTAAGCAAGAAATGGATATGGTTAACCATCCTAAGCATTACACCTCAGATCCATCTGGTGTAGAGGCCATTGAGATTACTCGTCACCGCAACTTTAACATTGGTAATGCTATTAAGTATTTATGGCGAGCTGGACTCAAAGAAGATGCAAACAAAAGCACACTGCAAAAGCAGGTAGAAGATTTACGCAAGGCTGTATTCTATATCAATGATGAAATTGCACGACTGACTGGAGAGTTTGATGGCTAAGCTAAAGAAAACGGACATGCCAAGTGTTCCAGTAGCAAATACAAGTAAATTTGCATACGAGTCCTTTTGGGTTAATCCAGAGGGGTTTACTATCAGTGCTGGTGATATAATTAAGATTAAGGGTAAAAACGCATTTGGTGTTGGTGAATGGGGCATTCAGTTTAAAGTGAGAGCCTTTTGCACCAATATTGAAACTGGGAAGAAGTGGGTTGACTGCTACGAAATGTATCGTGGTCGTGCAGGTGTTATGAGATCGTTTGCCCTTGATAGAATTAAGCGAATACCACCAAGGAGGAAGCGTCGTGTCAATCGAACAGAAGACAGTTGAGCATTTAGATCAGGTCAACAAAGTTGTAGCAAAATATCTTGAGGGTAATGACCCAACAAAGATTTCCAAAGAACTTGCTATTCCACGTCAAAAGGTTGTTGCTTATCTAGATGAATGGCGACAGATGGCATCTAATAATGC